TGCATTATATCATGCAATGATTAATACAGGAATATCATATATTGCTTTTGGGCTCTCCTATGAAGATATGGTAGCTGTTGAAAAACGTGATGAAGGGACTGTATCTTCATCTTCTAATAATTCTGTAGATAGTACTGGTGAAAACTGGATTACAAATGAATTTGCAGGAAAAGCAATTATAATTATATCTGGAAGTGGTCTTGGTCAGACAAGAACGATTTTATCAAATACCAATGAACAGATTATAGTTGATGAGAATTGGACATCAAATCCAGCAGTGGGTGATGAGTTTGTTATTGCTGATAAAGCATATAGATATTTTTATTTTGCTGGTGAAAAAGTTGGTTTATTAGAAAATGGTGAGACTAATACTTAAAGATATGGGAGGTTTTTATGTCACATTATGAGTGTGTTCAAGTAACACCAAAACTTAGTTTTGACTTTGGATCTAAATATGAGAAAACAAGAAATAATACACAGAAGAATTTTAATTCTCTCCGGAATGAATCATTTATAATAAGAAATGCTTCTTATGGAGATTCAAAATATAGTGATATATTTTATAGAACCCAGAAACATTATGAGATCAATAGAGCTAATGTTCCAATTCTTGTTGAATAAAATTTGATCAGATGAATATAATATAGAACAAAATAAAAAATTTAGAATGGAGAAATGTTATGAATAAAAGATGTATTATGACTGTGGCAATTGGTGATTACTATAAAAAGATAGCCGAATTAACTCATCCATTTATGAAAGCATATGCTGAGAAAATAGATGCAGATTTTGTAGTAATCGATGAAGTAAATCCTAAATTTTCTACTCAAAAATGGCAAAAGTTTCAGATACATGAATTACTAAATAGATATCAAAGATTAATATTTTTTGATACAGATATATTAGTAAGAGATGATACCCCAGATTTATTTGATATAGTTCCTGAAAATAAGTTTGCTGCTTTTGATGAAGGGAGATATGAATCTCGTTTAGAATTTATTCGTGATGCAAGTAAAGCTTATGGAGAAGATGTATTTAATTGGAATGGAAAATTTTACAATTCTGGTGTAATGGTAATGTCTAGAATACATAAGCATATCTTTAAACTTCCAATAAAGTGTGAAACTATTGAAGCTGATCAACAGTATATTAATCTTCGACTTGCTAAAGATAAGTATGAAGTTCAGGATCTGCATTGGGATTTTAATAGAATGAGTATGATGGATAAAATTATTGGTATATCTAGATATAATTCATATATCCTTCATTACGCCGGAGCTCCAGAAGATCAATTATTTCCAATCTTATTAAAAGATATAGAGTATTTTAAAGAACATACTCCTAATTATCCGGTTCATAAAAGAAATGTTGTTATATCGGTAAGTGCTGGAATGGGAGATCAATTATGTACAGAACCAGTAATTAGATATACAAAGAAACATATATTTCCAGATTCTGATATGAAAGTGGTTACACATCATCCAAGATTGTTTCAACATATTAAAGAAGTAGAAGTACTAGATTATAATACATATAAAGGAAATGATGATGCAACATTAGTTTTACATTCCTGTCCAGATGATAAAGATTCTGAACATCATTTATCTCATGTAATGTTTCATCCAACAGATTTTTCAAGTATATCTATGATTAAACAAACAATTCCACCAGATGAGAAAGATATAAAATTAGAAGTGGATCCAGAGGATTTCAGCGAAATTATAGAAATCGCAGGTATAACTGATTTAAGAGAGTTTGTTTTAGTACACCCAGGAAAATGGTGGCCAAGCAAAACCTTTCCAGTTGAGTGGTGGCAAAAAATAATTGATGATTTAGTAGAAGAGGGTTATAAAGTTGGAATTATTGGAAAAAGAATGGATGATAAACAAGGTTATGTAGATGTAACTTGCCCAAGTGGGGCTGTTGATTTTAGAGATTTAACAACTCTCGGAGGACTAATAGCAATAATAAGTCAAGCTAAAATCACAATTACAAATGATTCCTGTCCAGTTCATATTTCTGGGGCATTTGATAATTGGTTAGTTGTAATACCATCAGCAAAATGGCCGTGGCATATTATTCCATACAGACATGGAAGACAAGATTATAAAGTAAAAGCATTATATAAAAAGTTAACTATTGATGATTTAGATATTAATTTTACATCTTTCTCTCCAGATACAATTGATATAGTTCGTGGAGATATGTTGGATTATATTCCAGACCCAGAAGAAGTGATTAAGAATGTTAATGAAATTAATATTACTATAGAAAAAAATAAACCAGTTAAAAAGATTGAAGAAAAAGTAGAAGAAGTCACTGTAGAGAACGATATTATAGAAGATGAATCTAATCCAAAAACCGAAGAAAATACAAAAAAAAGTACTAAGAGAAAATATAATAAAATGAAGTAGTTATAGATATATTAAAAAATCCTATTATTTACTAAGAACTGTTAAAAAGTGGTGTGTAAATACTTGATTTTATTATAAGAAATTTCTTATATTTTTTGTTCTTACATTCTTTTTGTTAATTTTAAAAGGAGTAATTAATTAATGATTACTTTTATTAGTGATTTACATTTTACAGATGGAACTACGACTAAGAAGAAAATAAATGTAAATATGTTTAAAGATTTTCTTTCAATACTTTCTGGTAAGTGTAAATTAATTGAGAAACAAGGTGGACATATTGAAGAAATTAAGTTAGTATTTTTAGGAGATATTTTTGATTTATTTAGGAGTAGTATATGGTTAGATGCTTCAGAAGAAGAGAGACCATGGGGATGTCTATATAATAGTATTGAATCTCGTTCAAATGATATATTTGATAATCTTATTAAAGAGAATCAAGAAATATTTGATTTATTAAGTAGAAATTTAAAAGATGAATTTAACTTTCCTTATGAACCAATAAGAATATTTATACCAGGTAATCATGATAGATTATGTAATGAATACGAATCTATAAGGCATAAGGTATGTAAGTGGTTAAATATACCAGAGATAAAGGGACCTTTTCCAACTAGTATCTTAGAAGAAAATTATGGAGTCTTTGCAAGACATGGACATGAGTTTGATTCATTTAATTATGAGGGATTGTCAGAACATAGATTTGATGATTATAGAAATGTTTCAATTGGTGATGTAAATACAACTGAATTAATTGAAAAGTTTACTTGGAAATTAATGAAGAATCCAGATATACAAATACTAAGTGATAAAGAGAAAAGTTTGTTATGGAGAAATTTTGAAGAGATGGATGAAATTCGTCCAATTTCTAGTGTAATAAAATGGTTAACATATCAAATATCTGATAACTTATCTATACAAAATATTATTCGATATGAAATTAAAGAGATTATAGATGACTATAATAATCTTTTTTATGTAAAAGATTGGCATAAAAAACACAATCATTGGTATTTATTTTTTGATTTATCAGATAAAATTAGATTAGTATTGTTCTTCTTAAAATATTTAAATATTTTTAAATTAAGAAAGTTTTTAGAAATAATTGAGAAACTAAAATTCTGGAATGGGAAAGATATTTATATAAAAAAAGCAGAAAAAGAAATACAATCATTGAGTGATAAAGTCCAATATATTGTCTATGGTCATACTCATATACCAAAGAAAGTTCCATTAAAAATTGTTGATGATAAAGAATATTTTTATTTTAATACTGGTACTTGGAATAAAACTTTTTATAGAACAATATTTGATTCAAAATTTGTTTCATTAAAATATTTGTCATATGTTATGTTTTATTCACCAAATGAAGTGCAATCTAAATATCCACAATTTGAAATGAATAGCACATTTTCAAATTCTATTGTGAATGTAAAATAATTTTTGAACTAACATTATTTTTAAAGAACAAATAAATATAAATGAATATAATTAATTATGAAAGGGAAGTTTTATGAAGATAGCAATTTTAAGTCATTTTGGTTCGTTTCAGGATGGTTATGCTCTTCATGTTGGATGGTTGGCAAGAGCAAGATTATTAGATTATTTTAAACAGGATTTTGATTTTTTAGTAGATTCGAGATGTAGTACTGACATTTATCCACATATGGTAAAAAATTTAGTACCACCACATTCTAATGATTTTAAAGAAAAGGTCGATTTTTATACAAATCAATATAAGACTCTTTTAAAAGATTATGATGCAATTCTTACTCCAGATTTAATATACCAAAAAAATGGGAATTTTCTTTGTTGGAATCAAGCAATAAGAAATGCTGCTCCTGAATTAAAAGCTCACTGGTATCATTGGATTCATTCTTCTTGGATAAACCCACCCAAAAATCCTCAGTATCCAGATAGTCTTAGATATAATCTCCCACCAAAATCTACAATTGTATATATGAATAAATCAGAAAGACAAGGTGTAGCTAAAATGTACAATTGTTCTATTGATGATGTAGCTTGTATATATAACCCAAAAGATTTTAGAGAGTTTAATGATTTTCATCCATTATCATGGAAGATTACGAAGTTGTTAAATTTTTACGAGAAGGATGCTATACAAATACTTCCACATTGTGCTACAAGAATGGATTCAAAGGGATTAGACTCTGTAATTAATGTATTTGCATCTTTAAAAAGAAAGGGCTTGAAGGTAGCATTAGTATTTGCAAATGCAAATGCAAGTAGAGTACAATCTGAAATAATGGTAAAGAAGAGTTTAGCAACTTCAAAAGGTCTAATCGAAAATGAAGATTTTGTTTTTACATCTGATTTAAATGAGAATAGACCACTCCCAAGAAAGGCCGTATCAGATATATATAAACTTGCAAATTTATTTGTGTTTGCAAGTTATTCTGAAGTATCTCCAAATGTGGAGTTGGAAGCTAAAATATCTGGTAATTTATTAGTACTCAGTAATAGACTTCCATCTTTAGCGGAATTTGGTGGGGCACAAGCAATGTATTTTGATGCTTCATTTAGGACACCCGGAATTCAAAGTGGCGATACTGGGGATTTACAATTAGTAAATTATCATCCAACTGAAGATGATTATTTTAATGAATTAGTGGATAAAGTTATTCCTCGTCTTCCAGATAGAAGTGGGTTGTGGGAATTTTCTTATGAGAAAATATGGTATGAACAATTTAAACCACTATTATTAAAGGAGGGTGAAAAGTAGATGATAGCTGGAACAATAGCAGTGAATAATTTTTCTATGGCGCCCACAATGGTTGGGAAACTATCTGATATAGTAGATTATTTGGTTATTCGTTTTGATCAAAATAATGGAGATAAGAATATATTAGATGAATGTTTGAGTAATATAAGTGATCATACAAAAGATATAAAAGTAATTAAAGATGAGGAAAAGTGGAATAGGTGGAATTGGAGAGAGGTGATGATTAGAGCCCTCGATTTTGTTCGACCTGATTATGTATTAACTTTAGATGAAGATGAAGAATATGGTCCTGGTTTCAAAGAAGATTTCGAAAATTTTAAACAAAGTAATCTTCCTTATATGTTATTTGATTATCATATGGCAACGAAAGATGGCAGAGAAGTGATAAAATATCCAAGAGCAAGACATTGTAAAGCTTTTATGTGGATGCCAAGCATATCATTTACTCCACATTATATGGATTATGCAATTCCACATTTTCCAAGTCATATATTACCAAAACCAGATTATCATACAAATAGATTTTTAGCAAAATCAAAGATAATTCATTATTGTTTTTATACGAAAGAGATGGAAGAATTTAAATTGGAGCATTTACATAAATAGAGATTATTTCTATTGAAAACTGTTCAAATCTTTTTGTATATGAACTACTCTAATATAACATTGGTAAGTGTTTAATTCGATATTCTTTCTACTACAGTAGAACAAATATAAAATTAAATAATTCATTATAAATTTTAAAAAGGAGATAGTATGTCAAATTATTATTGTACCAATAAAGACTTTAAAGATTTTATTAATTTTATTATAAAGTCACATAAAAAAGGAGTTCCGGCCTCGGAGATGTATAAAACAGCAGTATCTAATTATAATTATAATTCAAGTCTTAGTGCTTTTAGAAAGTATATATATTCTATTCTTAAAAGGAAGAATAATCATGTTAATGAGAGTTCTCAATTTGATGATAGTATACCAATAGATAATAGATTCTTAGATTTAATAACGAAATTAAAAGTTGCTAAAATTGTTGATATGTGTAATGAATTACATTGTTCACCAAATATAGTTTATGAATTAGTAGATTATTTCAGGGAAAAAGGATATGAAATGGACACGAGTCATGGTAATGTAATATTTTCTACACTCGGCCCAAGAAAAGAATATATAGATCAAATTTCACGGAGGTCAATTATATTTGCAGTAGTATCAGATCCTCATTTTGGTTCTACTTCAGTTCAAATAACAGCTTTAAATGAATTTGCTGAAATATGTAGAAAGAAAGGAATAAAACATATTTTATGTCCAGGAGATGTTGTAACTGGGAATTCAGTTTATAGAGGTCAATTATTTGATATATATGCAATGACAGCAGAGGAACAAGAATCTTCAGCAATAAGAAATCTTCCGAATGGATTTGAATGGTACGCTATTGGTGGTAATCATGATTATTCTTTTATTAAGAATGGTGGGGGTCATAATCCTCTTTTATCTATTGCTAGTAAAAGACCAGACTTTCATTATCTTGGTTATGATGAGGCTGATATACCTTTATTAGATAATGTTACTGCAAAACTATGGCACCCAAGTGGAGGGGTCCCATATAGTTTGTCATATAGACTTCAAAAGGGAGTAGAACAGGTTGCTCTAAATGAGTTATCAGCAATTACTCATAGTCCTGAATCAAGACCAACTACTCGATTTGTGTTTTGTGGGCATCTTCATATAGAAGTTCAGGCAATGTTTGGACCAATATTTGGAGCATGTTGTGGTACATTTGAAGGAAAAACAAATTACTTAAAAAGAAAAGGATTAACACCGGCAATTGGTGGATGGATAATTCAGGCAGATTTGAAACCAAGTAATGGTTATCTATTAAATTTTGAGTCAAAATTTTATTGTTTTGATGAGATTCAAGATGATTGGAAAAACTATGATCATAGTTTAATAGAGATAGAAAAGTTAGATCATCCAATTTTAGAATAAAAATTTTACAAAAAAAATAGGTAGGATTTATTAATAATCCTACCTATTTTTCTCATTCTAATTTCAATAAGGTTGACACTTTTTTGTCAACCTTATTGAAGAAGGGGTCAGCTATTTTGCCAATAACATAGTCAGCCCCCTTTACTGACCATGTTATTAATCGAAATGTCATTCCGACTGACTGTCGGAATGACTTATGGGTTCGAGTGAATCTGATAAAGTCCTCGAACCCATAATCGGGTTGTCGCTTTATATTCATTTTTCCCCTCCTTTAAAGATTAATTACCATTCCAATAATTTATATATATAGAATAAAATTTTTACAAAAAAAAGTAGATAGGATTATTAATAAATCCTATCTACTTTTTTTTCTAGCTTCTCTTCATTTTTTTCCTTCCAATTCCCGCAAGTCCAATCAATCCACTTCCCAGTAAGAGCATAGTTGCTGGTTCAGGGACAGGTACATTTGCATCTCCCTGAACTATATCATTAGCACATGTTGCAGTGCCCCAATGGATTTGAATATCTTCTCCATTGTAGTCTACTGGGGTTAGAAATTCGAAATGATATCCTATAGTGTCATGTTCAACTCCATAAAATACCGAGTCGGTAAAGTTCTCTGCTGTAATCCATTGAGAATTACCGTAATTGTAATTCCCACTTGCACCACCGTCTTGGTTCTTTCTGTCTGTACTTGATAACCAGGATGTTACTCCTGTCATCAGGTGGCCATAAGTGGGTGAATGATTATCCAGACCAAACGCGGTTTCAAACCATCCATCTCGATTAAAATCAAGAGCCAGATCGGCACCATATGTATCCCAAGAGCCAACCCGATTATATCCATCAAATGCTGTAAACAGATCGAATGTCATAAATCCATTTACGACATTGATGTCTATTCCAAGACTTTCATAAATTCCTGGTGATGCCTCTATGGCATCATTTGGGTGGTCGTTTATTGTATATGCCCACCCAAATGATGCTAGAAACATTACCATTAAAACTACTAAAATAACTCTTTTCATTAAAATAACTTTTTTCATACTTTCCTTCCTCCTTAAAGATTAATTAAAAAAATACTCCTACCGTTTTTTCCCTCCTTTCTTTTTTTTGTTCTATGGGTTCATTGTGATACAAATCTCTCTGTATCACAATGAACCTTCTAGTTAGACCAGTTGCCATCCAGTCGGGGCAACGGTCTTGATTATCCTAACTCCCCCCTTGCCGTCGGGGACCTCTTTTGAGACCCGGCGGTCGTTGTGGAATATCCAGACAGCGCCGCAAAAGACGCTGTCGGGTTGGTGGTTTATGGTCTCTGACCATGACCACGCCCCCCGCGAAAAGGCAAGGCGGGAGATCAGTGCTGGAATGGGTGAGGCAAATACTGCCGTCTCCCCATTTTGGAAATTATTTTCTGCTACTTTCTCTATTTCCTCAATAGTCCAGCCTTCGGCTGGAACTTCGAAGATTTCCCAAGTGCCAGTTCCAAAACTGGCATTTAGGATTTCCTCCTGCTCAGCCAATAATTTATGTTGGCTGTTCAGGAAGACGAAGATTTTGTCGTTGACTTCTTCAATTTCAACGACTCTTCCACTTGCATCTTCTATTTCTATTTGTCCCATCATTTCCTCCTTTTAAGGTTGATTTATATTCCAATAATTTATATATATAGTTCAATTTACTAACTTCGATACAATAGTAGAACAAAATAAAAATGGGGATATTATTAAAAAGGATAAATATCTATGTTTGAAGAAAAAAAGAAAACAATAATTGTTTCAGCAAAGGATTATTATGGAGATGTATGTCTTGCTGATAGTTTGGGGGGTCGTTCAAAAAATATACATAAGAGACGTCCTCAAGGAAAAGTAGAGATACACGAAATTAATGAAAAAGGTGAAGATAAAGTTATTTATAAAAATAATAACCTAGTTGTATATTTAGCTCGAGAATTAATTTGTGAGAAGATTTTTAATATAGAAAATGCATCCACATCACCTGAGATATCAGAATTTCTTTGTTGGGCTGGTATTGGTAACGGGAGTGTAAATCCCGCAGATCCTTTTGATCCATATCCACCAATTAATCAAGATGTTTCTTTGGGGAATGATGTTCCAATTAATCCAACTAATGCAGCTTATGCAGATTTTCATGATGGTTATTATCATAAAGTTCCATTTACTCTTGAGTATGAGCAAGATGGATATAATGATAATGCTTGGCTTATTGCTAAAATAGGAATTACTTTTGGAGTAGCTGATGCTGTAGACCAAGAAGTGAATGAAGTTGGCTTATTTACTGCTGCTAGTGATGCTGGTGGTTATGTTGGACCATTTCACTTATTTTCAAAACTTACTTTTCCAACTATAATAAAATCTGCTACTATTCAATTGGTTTTTGTTTGGTATCTTTATTTTTAAGAAATTACAAAAGGAATTTTAGAAAATTTAGATTAATAGATTAGAGATTAATAAGAAAGGTGATTTGACTTAATAAAAGTTTATAAAAATATAGAAAAGAAATAATGGAGGAAAATTTTAAATGGCAAATCCTATATCACCTGGTGTATATACTAAAATAGTTGATTTAAGTACATATGTTCAAGCTGTACCTGGAAGTGTTGGAATGATATGTGCACTCACTCCAAAAGGAGAAGATAATAAGATAAATTTTATTGGTTCTAGATCAGAATTAACAAGTCAATATGGAGAACCAAATATTACAGATTATGGAAAGCATTTTTCACAGGGGTTATATTGTGCATATAACTTTCTTGGGGAGTCTTCTTCTCTATACTTTATGAGATGTCTTCCTGATGATGCTGCTTATGCTAATATGAGATTAGATGTTAGTTTTGGAGATGGAGATACGACTGCTGGTATATCCTTTTCACATGTTACTGGATTAAATACTACGGCAGGAATTAAAACATCTTTGGAGAGTCTTGTTTCTCTTTGGCCACTATGTATGATATATCCAATAGGTAGGGGAGAATATTATAATGGTCTTGGAATAAGATTTACCGAACATTCTAATTCCTTATTATTTGATACATATGTAATGGATGTTTATGAGAAACAATCAGATGGAGATGATGTTATTATTGAATCTTTTGAAGTATCGTTTAATCCGAGTGCTATTGATTCTGCTGGTGATTCAATATTTATAACAGATATTTTACAACTTTATTCTTCAGTATTAAGAGCTGAAATGACATTATCTAGTGGTGCTTATTCTTCTGGTTATGAAAATTGGGCTCGAGTATATGATAAAGAAATGGGTACTCTTTCCGCTGTAATGACAGATGGTGCAGCTACTATTACGGATAATAAACAAGACTTTAGTGCATGGGAAACGGATCCAGAAGATGGTGATGCTAATTATGTTATTATAGCAAAAGATGGAAAGGGAGTTGAGGTGTGGGGTTGGTTAGGAGCTTCAACTGATGCAAATAATGAAACAATAAATGTATGGAATGAAAGAAGTTTTGCTGGTGCAACTCAATCTTGGAATGGAAGTCCTACTAGTTTTGATCCTACATCTGAAATTACATATATAATTAAGAAGTCTTATGGAAGTGTGGCAGATGCATTTACTTCAATTGAACCTGCACCATTAAAAAGAGGTTCTGATGGAGCTCTTCTTGATGCTACTGGTGACATCGTTAGTGCGGAAGGTGATAGTGCTCTTTCAAATGGTTATGCTGGAACATTAGATCCTGAAATACTTGATCCTGAAAGAATGTATTTTAATATGGTATTTGATTGTGGATATAATGAAAGTGTTAAAGATAGTATAGTCACTCTTGTTACTACAAGAAGTGATTGTGTAGCTATTCTTGATAATGGAGATAATGCTAGTTTTGATACTGCAATGGATGAAAGACAAGATACTCAAACATATAATAATTATCTTGTTGCATTATATGAATCTTATAATAGGGTGTATGATATATTTTCTGGAAGGGATGTTTGGTTCTCACCCATATATCATATGTCTTACTTGCTTCCGAGAAATGATAGAGTCGCCGAAATTTGGTATGCGGCTGCTGGATTTAATCGAGCTGCAATAGATACAATTAAAGAACTGAGGTTTAATCCAAGATCTGGACAAAGGGATCAAATGTATTTGAAACAATTAAATCCAATTGTTCAGTTTAATGCTGGTTATGTTGTATGGGGCCAGTTGACTTCTCAAGCAAAAGCTAGTGCACTTCAAGATTTGAATATTGTTCGTCTTGTACTTTATATAAAGAGGGCGATAGAGCAATATTGTCAATTCTTTATTTTCGAACTGAACGACGCTATTACTTGGGGACAGGTTGGTGGAGATATTACTGAATTCTTGGAAGATCTTAGATCTAGGAGAGGTTTATATAGTTATAATGTAAGTGTTGGGGCAACTGATTATGAACTCAAATCAAAGACGTTTCATGTAAATGTTGAATTAGAACCTACAAGAGTTGTTGAGCATATTATGTTAAACTTCTTTATTAAGTAATAACTTTTAACTTCTAGAAAAAGAGTGATTTGTTTATCACTCTTTTTCTAGAACATATTTTATCTTCCCACAGTCAAATATTTTTTTATATCCTTCATTTAATCTTAATTCCCACTCCGTTTTATCTTTTGGCTCATCAGGTTTTTTTCTTAGAGCAAATCTATGTATTCGTTTAATCATTGTTTGATCTAAATACCAATAGTCGGGTTTTGTTTGATGTACAAATTTAAATCCAAGTGTTCTATATAAATTACCAACTGTCCATCTTAGATCTGCATAAGTATAGATTTTATTCCACTTATAATTTCTTTTAAAATGTTCTAGTAGTTTACTTGCAACACCAGGAGTAATATAATTGTAATTTGAGCAATATCTGCTTAATTCCCATTCTAGATCTGATTTTAATTTTCCTCTTGAAATACTCCCATGAGAAAATGTCATTACAGAAACTAATTCATCATTGAAAAATGCTCCAAGTTTAATAATTGATTTATCTTCTCCCTGTAGATGGAATTTATTTAGGAACTCATTTTTATCTTTTGGAGAAATTTCCTTAATATAACATTGTCTTCCAGAGACTCTTTTTGAATTGTTTATATTTAGAATATTTTTTAAAATTGACTTTACAATATCTTTTTTAAACATCCATTCATCTTCAAATATTTGAATTAGTTGATATCCTTTTTCTTGACATTTTATCGTTTTATCTAAATGATAATTTTCATTTTTAAAACTATGCCAGTATAATCCGTTATATTCTATTGCAACTTTTTTCTCTTTAATTACAATGTCAAGTTGTAAAGGTCTAATTAAATCAAAGTCTCCACTTTTTGTTTCTAATCCAAATGATTCAATAAATTCTGTTATTTCTTTTTCACCGTTACTTGGAGCATTTCTAGGAAAGCATTTTGGACATCTACCCCATCCCATTTGTATGTTATACCACCTATTAATATATTCTCTTCCACATATATCACATTTTAAATGAATTAAATCATTTGTATATACTAATTCATTTTTATCTAAAAGTGATATGTGTTGCTCTTTTAAACATTCTACCACTTTTTTCCTAAACGATTTAATAGTTGTTTCTCTACTTCTTTCAATAAAGGCTTTGAATTGTGTTGGGTATTCTACTCCATATTTTTCCAAGTTTGTTTGTTTTCTTTTTTCGTTAATTTCGTTACCTCTTTCTTGAATTGTTTTATTATGTGACTTTTTTCTTTTCTCTTGAATTTGTGGATTTTGAGAATTGTGTTCTACTCCATATCTTTCTAAATTAGTTTGTTTTATCTTTTCTTTTACTTCTTTAAATTGAGTCGTCCACTCAACTCCCCATTTTTGTAAATTGTTTTGTTTTCTTTTTTCGTTAATTTCATTCCCCCTTTCTTGTATTGTTTTATTATGTGTATCATTCATTCTCTTCTTGATTTCTGGATTTTGAGATGAGTATTCAACCCCATATCTTTCTAAATTTGTTTGTCGAATCCTTTCTTGAATTATTGAAGATTGTGATATATTTTCTACTCCGTACTTTTCTAATAATGTTTTCTTTCTTTTCTGTTTTAAAATCTCATCATTTGTTGCACACTTATTAGAACAATATTTATAATAACCTCTTGTAATACTAATAAATCTAGTCTTATTATTACAAGAGGGATTTTTACATATTCCCTCTTCCTTCTTCTTTAGATATTTATCATAGTATTCTTTAACAGTTATCTTGTGACTATTTAGAATATGTCTTCCTATTCCTTTTTCTGTAAATTCTTTATTACATATCACACATTTGATTTTCATTTTTGTTCCTTATTCTTATAGTCGGTAATATACCAACCATTTCCTTTTAAATGAAAAGTATTTTTTGACATAATACGTTTCATTAATCCACCACATATACTACAAATCTTTGTTGTATTTTCTGAATACTTTTCTAACAATTCTATTTTATTTTTACATTTAGAACATTCATATTCATATAATGGCATATGTACTCCTTTTAAATTTGTTCTCTTTATGTTATGATTGATCCCTATTCTATATATATAAATTATTGGAATGGTAATTAACTTTAATTTTTAAGGAGGGAAAAATGAGTTTTACAAAATTAGACAATGGTCAGTGGCTATATTTGGACTATGGGAAATATCGTCCAAATCTGACGTTTGTGTTGGACGAGATTCCAATAGATACTGAAATGAATGAGAGTATTGACTTCCTTTCATGGAAAGAAATCCATATGAACTATTACAACATTGACGGACGGGTAATCGATGTTCTTCCTGGAAATTTTTGGGTCTCCAAAAAGGGGACCTCATGTTTTCACCCAACGATGGAAGGGGCAAAACACCACCTTTTGAGGGAGAGGTGGGGTGAACGAAGAGACAGAGGAGACCTATCCGAAGAGGAAGGAGCTCTGTACTTCAGGAGGGCTTCTTCCAATGGGGGAGGACGTGGCTTCACATACATGGTTGTCAATAGAGACTGGCGCAAATCAATCTCTATTGATGATATATAATGGTTAGAGACTACAATGGATTGAATTCTATTGTAGTCTCTAACTTCATTTTTAATCTTTTAATTTGGAGGTGAATATGATGATTGTTATTTGTAGTGTTTGTAAGAAGGTGATTGGAAAGAAGGAGGGGAGGGGTGTTTCACAAAGTTTATGTGAGACTTGTCTTAAAGCAGAAATGGAGAAATTAAAGGAAGAAAAAAAGAAAATTATAGTAGATCATTGATTTCTTCTATCGAAACAGGATTGAAATCCCATACATCCACCCCAACGTTGATAACATTGTTAATGCGTTTAAATAAATTGTGTATATGTCCGCATAAGCATATTTTAGATTTATCTAAGATAGATAATGCGGGATCATGTACCAATATAAAGTCATCTAAAATTAGTGTTGTATGAACAGATAAGAATCCTATTTCAAGATATTGTGATGGAGACAGTCTATCATGGTTTCCTAAGATTAGATGTTTTTGTCCACGTAATTTTTGGACAAATACTTCGACTGCCAATTTGTGTGTTGGACCATATAAACTGAAATCTCCAAGCATATAAACGATATCTTCATTTGATATAATATTATTATAGTTTTTAATTATTGTGTTGTTCATTGTCTTTATATCTTTGAATGGTCTATCACAATATTTAATTACATTAATATGATCAAAATGTTGATCAGAAGTGAAGTATATCATAAAAAATTTTCCTTTTAGTATAAAAATAAAAAATTTAAAAATGGAGGGTTATGATGAAATCAGATGAAGCGAGGAAGATACTTAAAATAAAAAAGAATGCTAGTATGAGAGATATTATATTGGGTTATGTTTTATTAAACCCAGATCCAAAAGATAAAAATGCCCTTGAAGCAAAGAATCAACAAGTGAAAGAATATATTAATAAGCATTTAATGTTTGATCCAACTCGATTTGTTTCACCTGTTAGTGCATGTCGTAGTTGTAATGGACTAGGAGTTAAAGTCTCCTATATTCAAGCAACAAAACAAATTCCTTGTCGTGCATGTGGTGGAAGTGGCACGTTTACTATAAAATGTAATAAATGTGATAATGGATTAAAAAATGGTAAAACATGTACATCATGTGGTGGAACTGGAATTCATCTTAAAACTCCTTGTACTTATTGTGGGGGGGCCGGAAATGTTATGGTACGCAGAAAAGTTCAAGTCCATAAAATAACTACATGTACATCATGTGGTGGAACTGGACTTAAAAAAAGGCAATTTGAAAGTAAAGTCTTGACCCCCAATAATATAAAGTTAGTATAGAAAAAAAGACAGGGTATTAATTTACCCTGTCTTTTCAATTTTAAAAAATCTATTTAGTAGTTCATCAACTGATATTTTTTCCTCAATCTTTTTATTTTTTTGTATTTTAATTTTTTGTTTTTTAACTTTTGTTACCCCCAATGTTTTGTATATTTCGTCTTTATTATCTGATTCATTAATTAGATTACATAATAATTTAATATCATGATTTTTTAAAGTTTTAATCTTGTCTCTAAGTACTTTAAATAATTGGTCTTTTTCTCTGTAATATGGAATGTAAACAACGTTTTCTCTTCTTAATTTGAAATCAAATACACACTTCTTTATGAATTTAAATAGTTCTTCTTTACTGATATATCTTACTCCAATATTATTGAAGTAGATATTTAAGAATCTATTTATTGTAGGTGTTTTTAAAAACATTGTCAAAATGTATTCAGGTGTTATTGGTGAATTATATTTTAATATATCTGGTACAATTATTTTTCCATCTTTGTCAAATTTCGGAGGAGGTATTTTTGATTTTCTATCTCCATCAAATAACCAGTTTTGAAATGTTTTATACGGCATTATTCTATTAATCCTTGTATCATAATAGTTGATATATTTTCAAAAAACTTTGTCATTTGTTCTCTGCATAATAAAGTTGGTACTTTTAAATTTCCATTCAGTGCATTTTGAATAATTTCAATTAGCTCTTCTTTATTATTATACATATATTCTTTTGGTAGTAATTCTGGATAAGAAAATGAATTTGGTACAATTGGTATTGCTCCTCCAAGAATAGCATCTACTATTTGATAACCAAATGTTTCTTCTTTTGCCGTAGATAATAATATTTTAGATTCAGAAATATATTGATAGTAATCACTCCATGTTGTAAAATTATTACGATATATTGCACCGAATTTTTTCTTTACCTCTTTTTCAAGTTTAGAAGTTGTTTTTTGTATACCTGGTCTAGTAACACTAATAATCTGTTTATTTTTTTGAACATTCTTTTTGATACTTGAATAAAGGAATGATGGTGGAAATGGAAGATATGTAACAACAGTATTTTTCCATCCAAGCTTTTTCTGATGGTATTCACTCCCAATAAATATTTTTTTAAATAGTTTAGAGTGACCAGTTTCTACTTGCCATTTTGATTTTCGTTGTTGTTGAAATATATCATATTTATTAATAGATGTAGCATGACATATAGCATACATATTCTTTATTGGTTTGTGAAATAATATGTTTGAGAATATACCAGGAAAGCTTAGATCACCCAATAATAAAGTATCATCTTCTTTTAATTCCATTTTACGAAATTCTTCTACCTGTTTACATTCGAATTGAATGGCATTATCTATTTTTGAGAATGATCCTTGGTCAGAATCAGAAGTAAGTGAATAGGAATCAGAGTTACCAAGAACAACTACTTCTTCAAAATATTTTTTTAATTCTTTTCTAAATAGATAGTAATACCATTGTTGATATCTCATATAAACAGGTAGAGCTGGCACAAATATTAATCTAGAGGATATCATGTCTTTTAACGATTGGAGTGTTAAATTGAAAAGTCCTTTTTGCAATATCAGTTAGAAATTCAACTGAAGAAGATCGAAGTTCATTATCCATATTGAATATTGTCCTATGTTCTCGTTTTTCTTTTGTAATGTAATGTCCTAATAAAGTGTTATGAGTTAGTCTTCTAAGCTCCGCTTTTACTGACATATATCTCCAACCAATAAGTTTTGATATATCAGTGATTGTTAAATCATTATATTGTTGTAATGCCCAAACTACACCTTTTCCCAATTGCCCGTTATATGATGTTTTCATAAATTCTCCTTTCTTAGTTGTTATATTATTTATTATTTGTTCTCCCTAATCGATCCTTGTTTCCTTTTTATTGTAAAATTTTTCATTCAATATATCTTTTGTACGTTTTGTATGACCTGTATTCACTGCCCATTTTAAGGGTGGAATATATATTTGATTTATTGTTATAGCAAGAGTAACTTCATATATAATTTCATTTACTCTAAAACTATGATTTACTTTTGATATTAGTCTTAATAAATCAATATAGTAATTTAATATTTTTAGTTCTTCATCTTTTAGTCTACTGGGATTATTCTTACATTCTTTAAGAATTTTGTTTATTCTTTCCCTTATTATGTTATATCTTTTATGTAGGGAAGAATGTTCTCTACTTGTCATTATTACAATATTTTCTGGTGAATCATCCCACTTGTTTAAGTTTTTATGATGAATGATAAGTCCATTCATTGAAGTACATCTAAAAATAAATGGAATATTGTTATAGTAATTAAATAGAAATGTTGGTCGAGACATATAAATAGATTTTTCATCTTTTTGTAATTGTCGTGTTTCAATTCTCGGATTTAAATGTTTTCCATCTTCCCAATGATTCCACATGTTACAAGTTTCATAACATTCTGGAATTATTGTTTCAGTGAGAAGGTTGCAACTTTCACATTTTTTCCCGTAAGGAAAATAATGATCATATAATTCCTTAGTAATTCTTGTATGATTATGTAAATTATAATTTCCGTCTGCCATAAAATTAAATGGATCGTATGGTTTTCTGTAATCTTCCATTAAAATTAATCTCCTCTATATTCATATGTTATTTCGTCTAACCATTCATGTAAATTATTTAACATTATATGTACTCTAGAAGTATCTTTTATTAGAGGAGTACGTATTCTATTTTTTTCATATATAATACAAGCAAGTATTGCAGCTTCTCTCACTTCAGATGGTGTATATTTACATTTAGTTATATACTCTACTAATGTATCTACAAAAGCTCTATAATCACTATCTAGTTGGTATTTTTCACGTGGTGTTTTCATCTATTTTTCTCCTTCATATTATTACATATTCTTTTGTTTATTATAAAGACTATTTGTATTTATTTTTCCATATAGATATTTATATGATTTGACGTAATACAACACGACCGACTTTTTTCATTTCTTTCTTTTCAAAGAATTTACTCAAAAATCTAAAGGTATCTGCTTTATTCTTTGTTATATCAAATCCCTGTTTTTTGGCTTCATCCCAACAGTGATTTACTTTTTGTACGAATTCTACGTGTTGTTTAGCTTCATAAAATACTTTCTTAATTTTTTGTTCGATTCTCCCTATTTGTTGATTTGTATATTCTTCTCGTAATAATTTAGTAAAATGTTCTATAGATGAATTACCCTCTTCAAATGAATTAATTGCTGTATTCCATAATTCTCTTTTTGGAATAGAAGAATTTGACCAATGTATTTGTTGTATTTCTTCTGGTTTACATTTAAATTGTCTCCATATATGTTCATCTGTAAATGCATATAATACAACTCCCTCAACTGTAAATTCATCTTTGAGTTTATTATTTATAGCTGACATTTCAGAACGTAATTTTTCATATGTAGATGTCAGATCACTCTTCTTTTCACTTTGAATATATGTTGGTAATTTTACATTATCTTTATCTAAATTTAATTGACTTGGTGGTTTTATTTTATGATCTTTATCTACACCAAATAATAATACAGTATCTAATGGAACATTATAGGTAATTGTATGTGGATTTCTAAAACCATATAATTCAAATGATAAATTAAATTCTGGATTCATTTGAATTGTGTTTTTAATCCATTTACTATTAGTTAGACATTCTTTCCATAAATTTAAAAAATTACCAAATCGACCATTTTTTAAAATAACACTTAATCTTGTTTTAAATGTAACATAATCTTTATTATTGTATATATAATGATAAGCAAGAATATTAGTACCATCTAACTTATCCCATATTTCTAATTGTGTAATTGGTGGCCAATGAAAATGGCCACCTTTATCAAAAGGATATTCCAATTTAGGAGTGCAATATATTACTTGTTCAGTATTTTCCTCATTTATTTTATATAACACCATAGCGCCATAATTATGCGTAGATTCTCTACATATATATCCGTATAATTGATTATTGGAGAATGGATCTATTTCAGTAAATTCCTGTAATAGATCTTCTGTAGTATCTAGCAATCTGGCTGCTTTATTTATCATTTTATATGTCCTTTTTTAATATTCCATTCTGGTGGTGGTTCATATATACGTCCCTCTAAAATTGATGTTATTATATCATGTGATATGTTTAATGCCCGTTCACAAAGAGGAGGCATATCTTCAGAATTTGATAATTCCATGTCTTTATATAATTTAGTATATTCTTCTAATTCTTTATTAGATATTTGTTTTATATTTGATAGTAATCCTTTTTAATTTTGATAGATAATCATGTGAATGTATACTGGCGTGTCCATTTTCGCCATTTTCTGTTATAACCGCTAAATTGGAAAAATTATCATTAAATGGGTTTAAATCCTTATGATGAATAACAAGACCAGTACTTGCAGTTGCACGAAGAATGAATGGTAGTTGAAGATAATAGTTTATAATCAAAGTTCCCCTTGTTAAATAGATTGAGTTTTTTAAGTTCTTTGTTACAACAACTGGGGATGGTCTGTAGTGGATATAAAATTTACATCTCCCGTCAAGATAACATGGTGGAATTATTTCTTCTTCTCGTAATTTACAATTATAACATTTACTAGAAATGATATATTTTGAAAAAATTTCTGATGTAATTTTTTTTATCCTTCCTTGATTATGATTCAATCTTGCAAAATTATTTAAAGGATCAAATATAGTTCTATTATCTTTTCTGTTCATCTTTTTCCTCTATGTTTATATATCTTTCAAATAATACTTTGTAACAATCATATGTACCAGTGATTTCTGATTTAATTCGATTATGATGATTTTTTACATCATTTAAATTTCCTTTCCATCCATCTATTTCAAAAGAAGAAATAATTGTTTTTATTTCTTCTTCATTTGTTGAGTTTGGAATATCTATCTGTATATATTTTATTTCACGTTTCTTTCCAACTTTTTCTAAACTTCTTACTTCTATTTCACATTCTACAGTTTGAGAAGTTATAGCTTTTGCAAAATTTTGTAGTGATAATTTGGCAGTAGCAAAGTTTTTATTTGATGTTTGGTCTTCTAAATCTATAATAATGTAATCATCTTCCGAATTAGAAATTACTCTTCCTATTTGTATTTTACCTTTTACTTTCATTTTATCCTCCTTATTTTTCTGGATGATAATATTTTTCTGGTTCTTCTTTTAATTTCTTTTCTACATATATAAGTACTTCACTATTATTTCTTTTTACCCACCAAGACTTTGGGGGTACAAATATTTTATTTTCTGATATTGCTTTATTGGTATATTCAATTAATTGATATATTCTTTGATCGGCTTCCTTCTTTAAGTGTTCATTCATCTTTAATATTATCTCCTGGATTTCTTCTGGCATTTTTCCATTACGTTTTGTATTTTTCCATAAATCTTTAAATTTTTTTTGTAGCTGTATTAAGTCTTTACCCCTTTGCATATTTTCTTGTGAACTAACAATTGGTACTAAATTTTCTTCACTATCATTAAATGCATTACCATCAAGATGATCTAATATAATTCCATGAAGCCAACTACTCATAAACATAAAATCTAATTTTTTATAATAAGTATAGAAAAAATGAGGTTTCTTGATATGTAAACTAAAGGGGTTTCTAGATATTATGCTTTCTACAAAAGGATATCCATCTGGATATTTAATTGTTGGAGTCATAAGATGTGTTCCCCACAGACATGGAATGAAACATTGGGGAATAATATTTGAATATTCTAATGGGCATGTTGCACACATTTTAATTCCTGATGGACAAAATAATTCCATAAGCGTAGGTGATACCCCTCCAAGTCCAGATGGATTATATATATCATACTGAGATATATCCCACGGATTTCTAGGTGTTCTATTGTCTATCATTCTCTTCCTCCTTTTCTTCTGGATGATAATATTTTTCTGGTTCTTCTTTTAATTTCTTTTCTACATGATCTAAAAGTTCACTACTATTATAGTGTACCCACCATGATTTTGGTGGGACAAATATTTTGTTTTGATTTATCGAATTTTGCATATGAATGATTAGGTGATAAAATCTTTCTGGAATTATCTTATCCGAATATTTGTTTAATTTATTTATTATATCTCTTAGTTCTGTTTCTATTTCTGGTGTAAAGTGTTTAACTCCCTGATTCTTTATTTCCCATATTTCTTTAAATCTCTTTTGTAATGCTTTATATTCTTTTCCTTTGATTAGATTTGGTCCTTGTGATAAGATTGGAACTAGATTTTCTTCTCTATCATCAAATGGATCTGAATTAATATGATCAATTTCCATTCCATGTAAAACTGATCCCAAGAAGATAAAATCTAATTTGTTGTAGTAGCAAAATAATAAGTTTGTTTTCTTAATAAAAATACTAAATGGATTTGGTCTTTTACTTTCTATCATCGGATGCCCTTTTGGATATCGATTACCTGGTGTCCAATGTACTCTCCATGGACAATCTAAAATACATGTGGGTAATGGATCTTCTAATTCAAATTTACAATATTTGCATTTATCACCCATGGGGAGAAAATATCTCTTTATGGTTTCTTCAATTCTTTGTACATTATATGGATTATATATACTTCTTTTTGATATATCAAATGGATTTCTTGGGCTTCTATTATCTAACATTGTTTCCCTCTCCTTCTGTTATTTTAAATTTGTTTAAAAGTTTTATAGACTGATTTGTTAAATTTACTATTTCCTTTGTAAATTTAATCACGTTATTTTTCCATTCTATTTTATCCGAACTTGTTAGTATGTATTCATTTATTGGATTTTGTAATATAGAAGCAATTATATCTATACTATATTTAAGATCTTTCCATTTATAAAAGAGTTCTTCTTGTTCTTTTATTAATTCATTCACTTCTTTCGGATTCGTCTTCATTTTTTTTCTCCTCCTTAGTTTTATACGGTGCAATCAGCTTAAGAAGGGTAGATTGAATATTGTTTTGTTTTTCGTACTTTTGATCTTTATCTTCTTTCTTTTTATGAGTCTTCTTTTTTGGATTGAAATCATATTTTGTTCCACACCAAGGACAATAAATAAAATCACCATATGTTACAGCATGACATGTCTTACAAATAGTGGATCTAAACTCAACTGTTTCATCCTTATTAAGTGATATCGTTTTATAACGTGGAATAATATTTACTATTTCTCCTATTTCAATATTTAAATCATCTTCTAATTGAGTACTTGCAAGAAGATAATTTTCTTCACCACTAAGAGAGTAGTGTCTTGATAATACTATATATGACATTTTTCCTCCATACTATATTACTAAATTATTTGAAACCACATGATTTAAGTGATTTAATAAGTAATTCATAAATATTATTAATTCTTTTAAATTTCTTTACTTTCCCTAAAATTATTCCGTCTATTTTCTCTTTTTTAATCATCATTTTTTTCAAATCATCAATTGAAATTTTAGTATATGGTTTTTGATTTCTAATAAATACCATATAATTTCCATACTCAAAATTTCCACTTCCATCATTTACAATTTCTATTATTCCAATTGATTCTTTATATTTTTCATTACCATGGGGAATTAACTCTATTGTACATCTGATCATTTTAAATCTCCCCAGAAGTCTCTTTCCTTTATCCAGATTACTGTTCTTTGTAAACATTCTTCAAAATCCATGGGTGGTGACCACCCTAATTCTTTTAATTTTGTACCATCTAATGAGTATCTCAAATCATGACCAGGACGAGAACTATGAAAATCTATAAATTCATATTTTAATTCTTTGTTTAAGATTTTTGCAATCATTTCTGCTAATTCAAAATTACTAACTTCTTTAGATCCTGTAATATTATATTTTTCTCTTTGTTGAAATTTATTTAATAAGAAGTGAAGTGCAGATGCCACATTTCTTGCATGTATATAGAATCTTGTTCCTGACTTCGTTTTGGCTACATTAGAATGTATATATACAGTATTTCCATTTAGTATATTTTTTATAGTCATTGGTATAAATTTTTCTGGATGTTGACGTTCTCCAAATACATTCATTGTATGAGTAATGAATCCTGGAAGCTTATAAGTATTCATATAAGATAATGTTAGTTCTTCTCCACCTGCTTTTGTTGCAGCATAAGGATTTGTACTATTATATCTATCCCATTCTTTATATTGAATATTTTCAGGAGCAGGACCAAACACTTCATCGGTACTAAAATATACAAATGCTTCTAGGTTATTTAGTTTTCTTGCATAATTTAACATATGCATAGTTCCAACCACATTTGATAATACAAATGGTTCTGGATTAATAATTGATTTGTCTACATGTGTTTCGGCACCAAGATGTAGAATATAATTTACTTTATCTTCAGTTTCTTTTAAAATTCCCTCAGATATTTCTGTTGACATTTCTAAAGCGAAAAAAGAAACTCGTTTATTGTCAAAAGCTTCGATATCTCTAACTCTATCATATCCACTTGATGCGTATGTTAGTTTATCAAATACAATAATATTCCAATCAGTAGTCTTTAGGAAATGTTCTATTATATGATGTCCAATAAATCCACATCCTCCAGTTATTAGTATTGTTTTCATATAATTGACTCCTTATTTTAAATACTTAACTTCTTTATCTGTTAAGAATACTTCTCTAATTTCATCTGTCATTTTAAATGTAATACTATTAGAAAATTTTCCGTATTTATCATACCATAATATATAATAGTGACCATTTTTATATACATAATTTAATGTGTTTTTTTCACCGGGTTTTAGTTCTCCTCCAGCCACATTTATTGGTTCTTTGATTTGTGGATATGGGTGATCTATCCAAAATACAAGATAAGTCATTAGCTTATTGTTTGTGTTTTTCATGCTTATTAATGAATGATTATCCTTCCCACTACTAAATAATGGATTTATTAGTAATGATATTATAATTAGACATGAAAGCAGTAATGATCTAATCATTTGATTTCTTCCTTTATTTTTTTAATAATTTTTGTTGTTGAAATATCTAATTTATGTGGAACTATTATTGTTTCTTCTACTAAATTAGAACCAACAATATTCCCACTCCAATCTATTCCTTTTACCAAAATGTCTGGTTTTAGATATTTAATTATTTTATATGGAGTTTTCTCATTAAATATAATAACAAAGTCCACAAATTCTATAGCTGCAAGAATTCTACTTCTTTCTTTCTCATCTATTATTTGTCTTCCTTTATTTAACATCACTGATCTATTGCTGTTTAATCCAACTATTAATATATCTCCAACTGTTTTTGCCGCAAGTAGTGTGTCTAAATGTCCACAATGTAATATCTCAAAACATCCATTTGTGAAAACTATTTTCTGGTGTGCATGTTTTAATGTTTCTATTGTATCTTTTAATAAAGGTTCCATTCCTGTTAAAAAGATTTTTTTCATATAACTCTTATGATTATTCATTTTAGTTATTCTTTCCATTTCTTTTTGATATCATATAAGCAAGTAGATCTTGGGCATAATCTGCAGTCCTAAGATCTATCTCTGTAATACTTTTAAAAATTTGTCTTTCTAATTGAATTTCTGCTATTATATTTTCAATTAGTTTTTTATCAGATCTTGGATTATTTAATAATTGATCTAATTTTTTTTCTGCATTATGTAATTTCCTTTTCGACGCATCTCTTTTATTATGGTATCCTGTATGGAGAGGCATGTGTGTTAATGCATGATTGTTTTTTCTATCATCCCATCCATTACAATTGATGTGATGTAAAACTAGAGAAGTCCAATTTCCAGTTCTAACAATTATTGGATAAGAAGAATAGAAATTAAATGATAATGCAGCTCTTGTCATTAAGATAGCTCTTGGATCATTTGCTTCAAAACGAGTTTCGATCCATCCGCTTTTTAGAAATGATTTTTCTGATTGTTTGTCTCTACAACGAAAGTTGAAGTGACATTCTGGAGAATTATAACATTCCATTTTATTTGGACCATATTGCCCAGTACAATACCAACATTCTTGGTAAGGGAAGTAATATTCAATTATATCATTATTTATTTTTGTAATTTGATGTGGATTATAGTCCCAACTTAAAAGATGGAATGGTTCAAAATCTCTATTATTGAACCATAAATGTCCGTGTGGTGATTGTTCCCATGTAGTTTTTATTAATTTTTCTATTTCTGTGTTTGTCATAATTTTTCTCCTTTCAAAAGAATTTTAAATGACGATTTATGTTTTATCCTATTCTTTTTTTCCTCCAATTATAAATTCCAATAAAGTTAAACATTAATAGAAATATACTTTGAATTGTAAAAAAATAAGATTCATTAAAATAGCCAAAAATGGACCATCCAATTTGACCAAGTAATAGAAAGTATAATCCACGAATATCAGGTATTGAAATTAATGGAACACCAATCATTACAAAAACTGTAGATATTAGTTCCACAACTTTTAAAATATCCACTTACAATATCCTTCAAAAAGTATGTATTTCTTTTCATATTCCCACAAAGATTTTTGACTTGTATATACATCATTTAGGAGTTTTTCTTTGTTTTCTGATTCTCCCACTTCATGAATATATGGTGCAGTCATTGTAGTATTGTAAAAGATAATATTAGATTGTTTACTTCTTGCTATTGATTCACCAATATGTCCCCATTGTCTATGTAGTGGATGTATTTCATAATTTGGATCAGGCATATAGATTGTAGTGTCTGGATTTATGAAATTTGAGGGTATTGTTTCTAAAAATAATTGTACATTAATATCTACAAATTCTTTTAATCTTATAGATTCTTCTCTTCTGTCTTTACTTGTAGATGCTGAATAAATAATTATTGGTTTTTCTTTAATTAGAATTTCATAACATCCAATAATTTCATCATCTGGGTGTGGTGCAACTATAATTGTTTGTTTTTTACTTTCATTCATAATTTCTCCTATTCAATTAAAAAATGAATTTTCTATATATCTTTATCTTCTGATTTAGAGAATGGCCAATTATATCCAAACCCCCATCTAAAAGGAGTTGGTAATATAGATAATCCTCCTATTCTTACTCCAACATACATTATAAATGCAATAAAAGGGTGTCCATTTAATAGAACACATTTCATTAGTTCAATATCAGCTTTTTTTCTTTCTGTCCTTGTACCACCCTTCCAATACTTTTTGTCATGTTCTATGCAACATTTTTTCCAATTTCCATTAAAGAAAAATGAACAACCATCACTTTTAAATTTTTTCATATATATATAAATGCTCCAATAAAGTTAAAAAGGGGTTTATGTTACAGCCAAGAGTGGTGAGTAGTCTTAAGAGGGACTCCACTTAATCTTGGATTTATCTACAGTATTTAAACTGCCCTATCTTGCTGTCTTTTATCTTAATATCTTTAAAACCATTGTTTTATCATCGGTGGGACCGACTTATACTTTAGTCTTTCTATCTTTAAACATTAGATGTTGCGTAGAAATTGTTGCTAAATTTCTATACAAAAAGTCATGTCAAGTAACTAACATTCCCTGTTAGATTGGGCTCTTAAATTTTCTCTTTTTAACGTAACCAAACCCCATTCTTTTTTATTTGTTCACTTATTTATTCTGTTACATCAGTTGTAGCATTTACGATCTCTAATTTTGAATTAATATTATCTTCAAAATATTTCCATACATTAAGACCATTATTTTTTACTTCTTCATCATATAGACGTACAAGCTGTGGTTGAGAATTATATGTTTTTCCTCCTCCATCAGATCGATAATACATCATTCTATTTTTTCCTTCTTGGTCATTTAGAGCTTCATATGTTCTGACCATAGTTTGAATCATACCTCTTTTTAGAAGAAGGAGGTCACTAATTGTATAGTATATCCCATCAATTTCTATTTTTGTTTTTAAATTCATTTCTTCAATTTGTCTTTGAACTTTCATTATTTGTTTTAATAGATCAACATTTGATTGGATAAGTTTTTTCACTTCTTCTTTTTGTTTTTGTTCTGTATCATATATTGCTTTTTCTACAGAAACCATCGAAGAATATTGTTGAATTCTTCTGATATTGTCATCCATTCGTTTTTTGATAATCTTCTTTTGTCTTAATAATTCAATAATCTTCATGCTTTATTCTCCTTATATAAAATATTATATGTGAGGAAGTGTTTGTATAATGCTATATAACTCCATTTTACAACTTAGGTGAGTCATAAAATCTCCCCACAAAGAGGAGACCATCATTTTATCACAGTAATATATTACTGCAATTCCTTCCACACATCCTTCTTTTATATTGTTATAATGTTCTAATAGTTTGTCACTAATGATTCCTGTTAGATTTCTTATGTTTTGTATATCATTTTCTAATTGTCCACTATCTCTTATTATTTTCCAAATAAGATGATCCAAATCGGATAAACTTATATCACATATTAGACCGATATATAATGGCCATCCTTCCACTTGGTATTTTCGGACAATTAATGGAGAAAAGTTTTTGTCAAGTAAAGCAGTTGATACTTTATCAATTACTAAACCTTCTCTTTCTGTATGTTGTTTTATTTTTTTCAAAAACTTATCATCAGCATCTTTTTTTACTTGCTCTATAATATTATCAATTCCTTGTGTTTGTTTTTTTTCCACTATTTCCCTCCATTTATCTTAAGATAGTATAATTCATTCTTTCTAATGTGTTTTTTACATTAGATATCATTTTCTTAAAGTTTTCTCTAAAAGTTTTAGAATCTTTATGGGTAACCCATTTTTCATTATTTTGTTTTTTTATAAGATATTCTCCGATATCATACATATTATTAATTAGTAATCCTTCTTCAATTTTTTTACCAAGTATATCATACTGTTTCTTAGTTATAAAATTATCCTCAAACATAATTTTTATAAATAATTTAACGTTATCAAAAGATGATTCCCCATGCCCCCATTCAATAGAATGGTACCGATATCTCATCTCTCCAAATTTTTCATTACAACCAAGATACCAAATATTAGAATCACCTGGAATTATGTTATCATTTTTATCAAAACAATGACCGCAATCTTTCATTAAAAATTCAAATACTTCATCCCCTGTTGCGAATGTATTTGTTAATTTTGAGTCAAATGTATCAGTATATATTTTACAATATATTGATACAAATTCTATTTTTGAATTCATTTCTTTTCACCTACGTCTTCATAATGTTCCCTATTTAAATGAAAACCCATTTTTAACCAGGTTATATAGCAATATGTTGCTATCTTTAATAAGTCCTTTTCCATTCCTTCGTTTTTAAATCTACCAAGATATTTTAATATTGTTCCTAATGGCCAATCTACTCCACTGTCACCAGGAACGAACTCACAAATTAAATCAGTCATTTCTTTATCTTCACTTAGTTGGTATTTTGTTTTACCAGCATGCATAAATTGATTTTCAATTAATTTAGAAAACGTTGGAAAATTTTCTTTTTTTACTTTTAAGTTGGTAGTTTCCATTTGTTTTTCCTATTCTAATTTAAATTTTCTTACTGTCAATTCTGATTGTTCTATTAAATATTTTGCACTTACATCATAGTAATTTAATTCTGAAACTATTATTTCTTCTACCCCCGCATTAATAATTTCCACAAGACAGGGACTACAGGGAATAGAACAGGTCATATACATTTTCGTATATTTTGTTGAAATTCCATTTCTTCCAGCATTAATTAAACAATTTCTTTCTGCGTGACCAGCAACACAATATTGTAATCCCTCCCCAGAACCGTATCCTAAAATTCTTCTTGGACATTTTCCTTTGAAAAGAGAATCATTGTTTATATCTATTCCTTTTTCAATAAACATTTGTCTTAAATTATTGTCTAATTTATATCTTTTATCACAAGTTGGAATTCCTCTTGGAGGTCCATTGTACCCAGTGCTTATAATACTTTTGTCTTTTACTAAGATTGCACCAATTTGTCGTGAAAAACATTTCGAATTAGACGATACTGCTTTACATATTGTGTAGAAATATTTATCCCATTCCATAATTCAAATATTCTCCTTAATATAATTATTGTTATTATTGATACATCTCTTTTGGAAATTCTGGGTTAATAATTTTCCTTGCAACCTCAATTAATTTTGGATCATCATACTTATGAAGTTTATTAGTTTTAATAGATCGTCTTTCATTTTGTGTTAATGATTTTTGTTTATCTTCATCACTACTTTTAATAAAAGTTAATATTCTATCTCTTAACACATCTCTTCTTTTTAATATCTGATTTAACTCTAACATATCATAACTGACCATAATTTCTCCTTGATTTTTAATTATTAATCTTCCTCCTCAATAAGATATATATCTGCCAAGTTTCTCATTTTTTGATTATAGTCAAGTCCATAACCAACTACAAAACCTTCTTTTAATTTGAATCCACTATAATCAATATCAATTGGTATGTCTCTTCTCTCTGTTTTATTAATCAATGAACATATTTGGATACTATCTGGGTTTTTCTGTTCGAAGTGTTCAATTAAATTTGTTATTGTTAGACCACTATCTATGATATCTTCCACCAATATTACTTGTTTATTTGTAATATTATTTTCAATATCTTTTGTTATATTTACTACTCCACTTGACTTCATTCTTGGACCATAACTTTCAGCCCTTACGAAATCAATTGTTATTGGAAGATCTATATTTCTTATTAAATCGGAAAAGAAAAGGACGGCTCCATATAGTACACATACTAATACTAATTCTTCTTTATTTGAAGTATATTCCTTTGTTATACTCTTTCCTATTTCTTTTACTCTTTCTGCGATCATCTCTTTTGTATATATTATTTTTTCTTTCATTATGTTTTGTTTCCTTGTTCTTCGAATTCTCCATACCCAGAGAAAATTTCTGTTATTTCTACACCAAAATGTTTTAATAACTTTATTACATTTTCTTTGGTAAGTCCTAATAATGGAGCTTCGATTTTAATTGGTATTGACCCAGATGTTTTAAACATCTGATTTGCTTTATATATATATTTTTGAGTACAGTCAGGAAATTTATTTTCCATATCAGAATAGTCTGCACCCAACCAAATAGTATTAATTCCCATTGATTCTGCGATACTTGCTCCTATAGATAAGAGTATAGTATTTCTTCCTGGAACATAATGAGGATTTACATTCTTAAAAGTTCCTTGTTTTCCATTCCCAGTAAGTCCACTGTTTATTCCTTGAAGATCTAATTTAAATGTTTGATATGGAATTTTCTTCTTTTGTAAATAGTTATTTGCATATGTTAATTCTACTATATGTAATTGTTGATAATCTACTAACAAACAATATGGTTTATATCCCATTGCAAGTGCAATTTCTAACATCAGAACACTATCTGCACCACCACTAAATAAAATTAATATCTTTTTGTTATCCATTCTATTCTCCTTTCTTTATATTCATACTTCTTATTTTTTATTTGTTCTATTAATTATATATTCGTTCTAAAAAAATAGAATGTCCTTGAGAACATCTAAAAGAAAGGAGGTGATGCCTTCTTTATGTTTAGTTCTCAAGGACAAATATTATCTACTATATGAATACCATCCAGGTATCCATATACCTCTACAACGGTCGTAATAACCGGGATGCCACACTTGTTGGTGATATGAATGATTGTAGTGGTGATTGTGATATCGTGGTTGGTGGTAGTTGTCGTGGTTGTAGTGGTGATATTGTGGATAATAATTGGAGGTTGCTATTCCTCCAAGAATAGATCCAATTATTATTCCTGTTATTATATCACTCCTGTGACTATGTCCATTATAGTGCCTATGACCTCGGGCATATAGTGGAGCCGATAATGACACCATCATAAACATTGCTATGAATATTACTATTACTTTTTTCATTTTCATATTGTACCTCCTTTTTAGTTATTTGTTCTTTCAATAAAGATTAATTATCATTCCAATAATTTATATATATAGATATTGTTGGTTATTCTTATTTTCTTATGATATAATTTGTATCAAAAAATAAACCCCAGATTTATGTTCCAGGGTTTATTTCAATCTCCTACGGATGTATTCGCAGGAGATTTACTAGCCAGAGTCCTCCCGCAATTATGCAGGAGAACCCTATTGCTATTCCTCCTAGTAATAAGTCTACCCCCCCTATTACTAGGAGAAATATACCAATACCAATTAAAGTTGTCATTTCTACCTCCTTTTAAGGTTGTATCTCCTATTCATTAATTAATATATATAGTACAATATATTAATCATTATATATTATGTTATGTGAAAAATACATAGATGAAAGATTATAACTATATACTAATAGAACAAATACTAAATTTTTATAATGGAGGATATTAAAGTGGCTTACCCTGAGAACCCAGAAACGATTATTGTAAAGAATACATTTTATCCAAAAGGATTGAGAGAAATAGATATTTGGAATTATTATCAAAAAGTAAGATCAAAAATATTAAAAGAGGTTGTTGGGAGAGATCTTATGTTTTTTATAGCGGTCGATCTAAATAAAACAATTATAAAAAGAAAGGACACAAATGCTGGGTTTATACAATTAACAAATTCTAACTATGATACAATAATTACAGGACGTACTATTAGTATTCATAGTGGAATGAAAAGAAAAGAAGACTTTGGAATTATCGATGTAGATGTTGGAAATGATGGATTTAGATGGGCAAAAACAACCACTTCAGATGTATATAATACCATTATTAATATTCCAATTATAAGAGAGGCAGAAATAAGATATACAGGTAAGACAGGTTTTCATATTGTATGTTATTTTAATAAAACAATGGATGTTGATACAATACGATTTTTATTAAGGAAGTTTTTAAAGGAATCAGATTTATCAAAGAGGTACACAATTAGTGGAAAAAGAAGACCTGGGGTGCCCAATTTAGATCTTGGAAGGAATGCATTTAGATCAAATTTCATTACACTTCATTCATTATCAGTAGTTGGTTTGCAGTGTATGGAAGTTCCAAATAGAAGAATAATAGCTTTTCAACAAAACCAAGCACGGATATAAAGGGGAGATTGAAAAAAGCATACAAAAAAAAGAATCCCCCATTCTCCTAAATGGGGGAACCATTTTATTTTTTGGGTGCTGGATTCATAAAATCCAGCACCGCTTTCTTTGTCTCGGGGGATAGGGTTCTAATTTCTCCCCCCCCTCCTTAAACTTTTTAATTTCCCCCTCCAATTTCTCAGAACTGAAGGCGGAAATTAATCGTCTTTCCCAATACTGGCTCATAATTCTCTCCTATTTAAAAGTTAATTTTCTATTCATTAATTAATATATATAGTTATCATAAATTAATGATAGAATAAATAAAAAAAGACTACCCATATTGAGTAGTCTCAAAAGGCTACTATGAAAGTAGCCTTCTGATTAAATCCTGTGCCTTTTTTGGAGGCTCCTTCCCAAGAGCCTTCATGACACAGAGGATTTGTCGAGCACGGATTAAGTTTCCGCGCTCTATTGCATCAATTAGTAATTGTCTCATGACAATTCCTCCTTTCATTAATTGAAATATATAGATTAATCTAATATCTAAGGAGTTGAAATGGATAAAAAAAGAGTAAGAAGAATATCAAAAAAGGATAGAAAGAAGTTCTTTAAAGATGTAAAATGGGGGAGAAAAAGACCTTGAAAAAATAAAAAGTGACTTTGGAAAAGTCATAAAGATAATATAAAACTGTATATAAACGAAAGGACTAATTGTATGAAAAAATTTTGGATATTCAGAACTAATTTAAGAAACCTTGAATATTATCATAAATATAAAGACCTCCAAACATTTAAAGATAATTGTCATGATTTCTATTTACTACAAGGAATATGGTATTTAGAAAATGATGTATTTGATGAGGTTACTGTATGGAGGTTGAATCCAAAAGAAAAACAAAAAGAGATTGTATTTGATGTAAATGGAAAGAAGTTTATACAAAGATGGTGTGATTCCTTTAAAGAAACATATAATTTAGATCCACCAAATATAACATTATTTAGAGGTGGTTTCCCAGAATATGATGAATTAACAAAAGATCAACCAAAGCAATTTGGCATTAGTATGTATCTTGGTTCTGGGAAAAGAGTATTTCCACAATACGGTGGGAAATATAAAGTAATTTTATTGGAAGATGAAAGAGATATTAATAAAAATTATCAATGTTCTCCTTTCTATAAAACTGCCAATCCAAACATATTTAGACCATTAGAAAAACAAACAAAAAAATATGATATTTGTTGGGTTGCAAATTTTAGTCAGATTACTCAAAAAGGGCAGGAATACTTTATTTCAAAGATACAACAAAATAGTATTCTTAGAAAATCAAAGATAATACATTGTGGAAATCAACCTGAAGTTGGAAAGAAATTATGTAAGAAATATGCAGTAAAAAATGTAGAGTTTGCTGGATGGGTTGATAGGTCTCAATTAAATCTTCTCTTAAATCAAAGTTGTTGTGGAATAGTAAATTCTAATATGAAAGATGGTTGTCCTCGTGCTATGACTGAAATATTAATGTCAGGCACACCACTTATTGTTAGAGATGAAACTAGACTTTTAAAATATTATAAAAATCAAAATGGGATATTTGTATATAATGATAATAATATATCAGACAAAGTAAGTGAGGTATATAATAATCAAACAATAATCAAACAAAAAATTAAAGATTTAATAGATACTAATTTATCGTTTTCTGCAATTTGTAAACAAAATTTAAATAGTTTTTATACTGGTTCTTGGATATAATTTTTGTTATATCCAAGAACCTTTTTTTTAGATAGTGTCAATATCATCTGAGACATCGACACTATCATTTTTCTTATTCTTTAATAGGAGAAATAGTGTTATTCCTATTAATGCTATTCCTCCTATTTTTACCCCCACTACATAGATAATGGGAGTCAATATTACAACCCCCATTATCAATAGTATGTATTTCATTTGCCTCCTTAGTTAAATTTTATCTCCTTCATTAATTTATATATATAGAAGAGAGATAATTAACTATATATATAAATTGGTAATAAAGAAACATATTTTTTTAGAAAATAATTATAAGAAGAAATACAAAAATTAATTGATCATCATTATTACTAATAGAACAAATATAAAAGAAAGATATATTTTGAATTTAAAAGGAGTAATTTATGTTTAGTATTAAAAGTTCGTTCGCGAATTGTGCAGCATGTCCTTTATTAGAATCAAATTCCTGTATTTTAGAAACAAATTGTAAAGATGATTTATCAAAAGTTGACATAGTTTTTGTAGCAGAAAATCCTGGTGAAAAAGAAGTTAAAGGAGAATTACCATTAATTGGAAGAGCTGGAGAAATGTTTCGAAAATATTTTAAATCGTTTGGATTAAATAAACTTAAATATCTCCTTACGAATGTTGTATTATGTCAAACTTTAAATCCAGACGGTACTACAGGAAATCCAACTGATGAAACAATTGATATATGTAAAGAAAATTGTTTTAAAATTATTGAATATTGCAAACCAAAGCTAATAGTATTGATGGGTGGAACCCCAATGAAAGCTTTTGGAATTGCAAAGAGTGGAATTACAAATTTAAGGGGATTTCATAAGTGGAATAATTATAATGTATATCTTACAGTACATCCCTCCTTTGTGAATAGAAATAGATCATTTGAACCCAAGTTTGAACAAGATATGAAAGATATATCTACTTATATGGGATCTTCTACTCAGGGAATAATTAGAAATAAAATTGGAACTGTTTTACAAAAAAATGAAGTATTCAGATATAAAATACCTGACAAGTTTTATTCAGATCTTTATAGATTAGTTGATATTCAATATCTTGAAAAAGAGAAAAAAATATTATATATCTTTAGGGATAATGAAAATAATAAAATCTTCCATAAAGAAAATGATGATTATTATTGTTATCAAATTCCAAAAGATAGTAAAACTGAAATGAGATATCTCGTGAAATATGAAGATCTTGTTCAAGTAAAAATACCATATAAACAGAAAACATTATTAGATCCAGTTATAACATACGAGGGAGATTTAAAACTTCCTGTAAAACATTCCCAAGATTATTATTTTTATTCAAAGGGGGAACCCACAAAATATGATTTAAATATAATGTTTTTCGATATTGAAACATATTCTGAAGAGAGGGGATTTCCATTAGTGGATAAAGCAGAACATATGGTTTGTATGATTACATATTCTTTTCATGGTAAATTTGTTACATTGGTTGTAGATAATAAAGAGGTGTTAAAAAGGAAAGATGTTGAAGAAATAAAAGATAATCCACTTTCAGAAGTAATTATATGTAAAAATGAAAGAGAACTATTAACTACTTTTGCAAGAGATTTAAAGAAATTGAAAATTGATATTTTGGCTGGGTGGAATATAGTAAATTTTGATATTCCATATAATTATAATAGATGTATAAAAATTGGAATTAATCCAAATATGTTTTCTGAATTAGGAGAAGTATATGTAGATACAAGTAGAAATTATGCAGAAATAAATGGTATTGTAATTCTGGATCAATATGTATTATATAGGAACTTTGTTCAGGGGAGTCGTGAAAATTACAAGCTTGATACTATTGGAGAAATAGAACTTGGAATGAAAAAGTTGGGGGTTGGTTCAAGTTTTTCTGATATGTTTAGAGAAAATATAAATGATGCTATTAAGTATAATATTAGAGACGTCCAGATTGTAGAAAAGTTGGAGGAAAAGCTTCAACATATTTCTCTTCAAGATGAGGTGAAGAAAATAAGTAATAGTAGTTTTAGAGGATCTTCTTCAAGTATGGGAATGCTTGATTCACTCATGGTCTCTTTTATGAAAAACAAGGGATTTGCTTCAAAGGATGCAGACATGCATAGAGAGAAAGTGGAATTTCCTGGTGCATATGTCAAGGAGCCCATTGTTGGCCTTCATGATTATATTGTTGACTTTGACTTTACATCTCTGTATCCAAGTATTATTATTACATATAATATTGGAATTAATACATTTATAATGAAATTTAAAGATTATGAACTTGGATATGATTTTGTATATGATTTTGATTCTTTCCCAGATAAAGTTACAATGGTAATGGATCCATTATATTCATCAAAAGAACAAGAATTTACTAAAGAAGAATTAATTGAGAAAGTTAAGAAGGAAGATTTAGTATATACAATAACTGGTTGTTTCTTTCGAAATCATAAGGAGGAAACTTCTTATTATAGTGAAATTCTTTCTTCACTATTAACTTCTCGAAAAGAATATAAAGATAAGATGTTTGAAGCAAAACAAAAGAATGAGACAGACTTACAATCAATGTATGATACAAGACAGCAAGTATATAAGATTTTTTCAAATGCATTATATGGTGTACTTGGGAATAAAATATTTAGATATTTTAGTGTTGATATGAGTAGATCAATTACATTATCTGGACAACAAGCAATTAAGTCGGCAATTTTAGAAGCAAACTCTTATATATATAATCTTATTCATAATAAAGTAAAAGAAGAAAAGATACTTACAAAAAGTGAAATGTATGGAAAAATGGATAGAGAGACTGAATATGTTATAACAGGAGATACTGATTCATTATTTGCAAAATTAGATAAACTTATTATATCTGAAAAATCTGAAGATAAAATGATAAAAATAGAAAAATATTGTAATACAATACAAGATCATTTAAATAACTATATCAAAGATCTTGTAAAACAACATAATGTAAATGAAAGATCTAATAGATTGTCTTTGAAAAATGAATTGGTAATTAAAAGAGGATTATATATATCAAAGAAACATTATGCCAATAAGATTATTTCACAAGAGGGAAGGGAAGTAAATGAAATTAGATCTATGGGATTGGAAACAAAGAGATCAGATTTTTCTGTTGATACAAAATCAAGTCTTGAGGAATTACTAGATTTATTATTGAATAGTGAATTATTATCATTACCAAAAATTTATCAATTTATTGAGAGAAAGAAAAAAGAATTTATAACGAAAATTAAAAGAGGAGAAAAATCTATAGCAAAACCAGCAGCATTTACTAAAGAGTTAAAAAGCTACAAGACTGTGCCTCAAAGTGTTAGGGGGTGTTTAGCTTGGAATAATTTAGTATATAAAGCTTTTGTAGTTGGAGATAGGGGTTATTTATTTAAAATCAATGGGATTGATATTGATAAGGCTCCGAAAGATGTTGTTGAGAGATATAGAAAAGAATATTTAGATAATGGAAAGAAATTAGATGTAATATGTGTTCCTAATGAGGAAATAAAACTTCCGGATTATTTTATTATTGATGCAAAAGCTATGTACGAATTTGCATGGGAAAAAAGATATGAACAATTATTAGAACACGTGTTTGATGTCAATGAAAGGATACTAACCATATAATAGGAGAACAAATAATCATATAAAAAGAAGACTAAATGGTCTTCTTTTTTTGTAAATTTTTTGAATTTTAACAATAATAGAAAGGAGTGAAAAATGAGTGTAGAATTTAATGAAGATCAAACTATTCATCCAATTCATTCATTTATTACTATGCAGGGAGAGGGACCTGATGCTGGTAGAAGAATGATGTTAATAAGATTTAAGGAATGTGATAGAGTTGCAAATGGTCATCCATGTGAATATTGTGATACATTAGTTACCATGTCTATCTCTAATAAAATGTCACTTACATTACAAGATCTACAAACAACATTGTATAATACTAAATGTGGAATTATGATTACAGGAGGAGAACCTGGTTATAGTAACAATTACAATGAATCATTATTAATGTTAAATGAACTTATTTATCCGTATGCAAATGTAGAAACAAATGGGTGTAATTTAACTTCATTTATTAAAGATACACAAGAAGATAATATAAAATTTATATATTCACCAAAGATATTTAGTTCTGAGGAATTAAAAACTAATTTGGAATTATCTGAAGCAGTTCTAAAAGATAAAAGAGTTTATTTTAAAATTGTATATGAAAATAATGATCTTATACATCAATATTTGGAGGAATTAATAAGAATTAATAATGGTAATACAGAACATATATATTTAATGCCAGAAGGAGATACGATAGAAAAGTTAATAAAACATTCAGGAGAAGTATTTGATATGTGTGAGAAATATAAAGTAAATTTTTCTACAAGAAGTCATATAATATATGGATTTATATAAGGAGGAGTAAATGGAGGAAATGTTAAATGGGGTTGCTGTAGTATTAAGAGATAGGGAACCTATTGGTCAATTATTTAAGAGATTTAGAAAAAAGTATATGAAAAGTGGTATTCTAATAGATGTTCGAGAAAATATGTACTACAGAAAGCCAAGTGATAGAAAGAAAAGAAAAATGGCAATTGCAAAATTAAGACGATTAAGAGAGGAGAGAAAATTAAATTTAAAACCAAAAAAAGGAGAATAGAATATGAAATCAATTTTGGCATTGAGTGATAAAGTAATAGTAAAGGTTATAAAAAGGGATCAGACCAAAGGAGGAATTATCATACCAGAGAATGTTATTAATGAACCACAGGGTTATGGAAAAGTTGTATCTATTGGTACTGATATCAAGGGATTAAATGTTGGAGATGTAGTTCTTTTTGCACAATTTGCTGGTCAAGATATTTTATTAGATAGAAATATAATGAAAGTATTAAAATTTGATGAGATCTATGGAGTTCTCGATGAGTATGATGAGAATGAGTTTACAGGAGTAAGTGTTTCATCATGAAAAAATTAGTAATAATTATATTATGTATTTTTTTGTTTACAAGTTGTGCAACTCCAATTAAATGGACAAAAGAAGACAAAATATATGCTGGATATTTTCTTTTGGGACATGCTGCAGATATGTTAACTACAGAAAGAAATTTAGATAGAGATGGGTGGTATGAAATAAATCCAATTTTAGATAAACATCCTTCAGATCTAAAATTAGCTTTCTACTTTTCTTTTACTACGATTTTGGGGTTAACAATTGCTCACATTTTTCCAGAATATAGAAAGGCACTATTAGCAACGTATGGTACTGTAAATTGGGGATTTGCTATTAGTAATCAAATTAAATGGAATAAACGTAAATAAATAAATGAGGAGATTTATGAAAATAGTAGAGGTAACATGTAGAGATATTCCAGATGCATGGTTTACTTGCATTTATAAAATATTAGATAGTGGATTTAATTATAAAATTCAACATGGTTCTTGGGTTGGACAATCAAGATTAGAGTTTGATTCTATTACAGTTTATATTAAACATCCAGAAACAAGACCACTTGAACCAGACATACCTTCACAATATGGAATTCCGAATCCAGTTCAAGAAGGATATATAGAACAATATCTTCCATATCTTATGACACCAAATAAGGCTGAGAATGAAGATTATACATATGGTGAAAGAATCTATTCTCAAATTCCACATTTTATAGAATTATTAAAGAAAACACCAAATACAAATCAAGCTATTTTACAGGTTGCAAGACCAGAAGATTATAAATTAAATGATCCACCTTGTCTTAGACATATAGATATGAGGATTAAAGATAATAAATTAATTTTTTATACATATTTTCGAAGTTGGGATTTATGGGCTGGTTTTCCAGCTAATCTTGGTGGTATTCAAATGTTAAAAGAATATATGGCAATGGAAATTGGAGTAGAACCAGGACCTTTTATATGCTATTCAAAGGGATTGCATTTATATCAATATACATGGGAACTTGCCGAATTAAGAACTGGAAAAACAATACAACAATTCAAAACAGAATTAAGAGGGGAAGACATTCATGAAAACAACGGAAGAGCATTTTAAATTATTTCAAGAAGAGGTTATGTTTTGGTTAGATTATTATGGATTAAAAGATTGGTATGTTTCTACGAATTGGGAATTTATAGATAATGGTAATCTTACTCGGGCTTCAATAGTGTGGAATGTTTCTAATAGATTTGCTGCTATATCCTTAAATACAGAATGGAATGATACTTATGATCTTAACTCAGCAGAATTTATGATTAGGGTGTCTGCATTTCATGAAGTGACTGAACTACTATTAGCTCCTTTGACATGTTTAGTGAATGAAATTCATCCAGAGGATAGAGTACAAGAATCTCTTCATTATATAGTTAGAACACTTGAAAATACAATATTTCGACAGATCCGTCAAATAGAATAAAATAAAAAATATGAACGTAATACAATTATTAAGAACAAATATAAAAGGGGGTAATTAGAGTGGAAAGCAAAGAAGATATAATAGAAGTTCGAAAACGCAAAGCACAAGTATATAAAATAGTAAAAAAGTTTTTTAAAGAAGTAGTGGAAAATGATAACATGGATCTTGAACTTATTACATCTGTTGATGTAAAGGAAACACAGAGAGATGGTTTTATGGAAAAAGAACCAGGGGAAAATAGATACATTACAATAAGTGTGAAACCAAGAGTATTTAGGGAGGCATAATGAAATCGGGATATGTTTTAGCGGGTTTTGAAACCCTTGCAACATTACTTTATAATTTTCAATATAATACTGTAAGAGATAGTTTTGACAATCATTTTAAAACAGAAGATATAGCGAATTTATTAAGTAATACATGTTATGGTTTTCTTCATGGATTTGGTCAAAACTTTACTGGTAAAAAGACATATGATAAGTATGTAGAGCAAGAAGGAAAGCTTATAAAGAAGTGTAGAGATTTTGGTTATTTTAAAGATTCTTTATTTATAATAGATAGTGGAGGATTTCAAGCTAGTATTGGAAAAATTAATAGAGATGAAACAAGTAATTTAATTAAAATATATCATCAATTTTTAAATGAAAAATATGAATTATTCGATAGAGCATTCGTTCTTGATTTACCACCAGGTCCAGGTTGTAAAATATTTAAAAATTATGGTGAAATAGAGGATTGGAATTTTCAAACATATACCCTTGCAAAAAATTTACCAGATCATATTCGTCAAAAAATGGTTTATATTCATCATTTTAGAAGTCCAGTTTTATGGAATATATTTACCAAAATTTTGGATAGTGATGATATGTTTGATAAATTTGAAAACTTTTCAACTGGTGGAATTGTTGCAAATATGGCATCTGATACAAGAATTCCATATATTCTTTATATATTGCCACTTGTTCCATTATTAAGAAGAGCAAAGGAACGAGGAAGAAAACATTTTAATTTCCACATTCTTGGTGGAGCTAGTTATAGAGATGTATTCTTTTATGAATTATTTCAACTCCATGTAAAAAAAGTTCATGATATTGATTTAACATTTTCATATGATTCTTCTGGACTTTTTAAAGGTTTAATGATTGGAAGATATCTAAATCTATTTGATAATGGACTTCTAAAGAAAATAGACCTTAGAAGTAACAATTTAAATTCTAGGTTTTCAAATAAATTAAAAGTCATAGATGTTTATAGTGAGATATTAAATACATTAGCAAATAAATGGAATTTAAAGAAGATTGATTTAAAAGGTGTATATGATCCCATGACTAAAACATTTTATGATGATGTAAAAATTTATTCTATGTTATATATGTTAGATTTTTATAGTGTAGTACAAAACTTTTTAAAGGGAGCATCTGAAGAAATATATGAATTTTATGAGAGTGGTGATTTTGGAGAATTTGTTAGTCGTCTAGATCAAGTCACAAAAATTCTAAACCAAGGAAAATTATCAAGAAAACATATGGTTAAATCATTAAGTGTTCGACGTAGTATGGATTTACTAACATCATTGGATGAAGATAATTGTAAAGATGTTGTAATGAAACGTTTAGCTAAGGATGAATTTTCTTCATTAGAACAGATGGATGATAAGTTATTTAAAATTTAAATGAAGGAATAAAATATATGATTACAGATTTCTTTTTGAATTCTTGCTTTTCTTTAATATTAACAGATAATCCAAAAATTAGACGGGATAAAACATTATTTCGGGATATACTATCGATCCTTCAATATTACGAAAATAAGGAAAAGATAGATATACCACTTGCCGTAAAAAATAAAACTCAATGTTTACAGCAAATTTGTACTATGTTTTTGGAAAATAAACAAATAGATTCGATTCTTGATAGTGTAACTTTTAGTGAAAAATTTAAACAATATAGAGGATTTCTGGAACAGAAATCAAAAGAAAAATTAAACGATATAACTCTTGATAGCTTAGTTCGGCAAGTTAGATTACGAAAGAAAGTAAACTTTTTATTTTCTAATTATGACGAAATGGAAACTTTATTAGAATCAATTAAAGATGGTTCGTTTGATTCTATTGATAATTTAGTAGAGGATTATGAAGTCGTTGTTAAAAAGATGTATTCTAATCTTGCAGAAAGTAATCGAATTATTAATATTGAATCTGTATCATCTATTGACTTAACAAAAGATGATTATAATTCAGTAATTGAAACATTTATTAAGAAATATGATAGGTCTAATTCTACATCTACTGGTTTTAAAACTCTTGATAATGGAGTTCTCCATGGAGGATTTGAACCATCCAGATTATATTTAGTTGCTGGAGGATCTGGTTCAGGGAAATCCACTCTTATAAATAATATGATTATTCGTTCTGCTCTACAACCAACTTTAGTTCGTAATGATAATATGGATTTAACAAATAAAGATGGGATAAATAAAGTTTATATTTATATAACATTAGAGAATACAATAGAAGAATCATTAATAATGAGAACGTATCAACCACTATTTAATAAGACTACAACTGAAGCTGTACAGGATATTGCTGCTAAAGTTAATATACAAAGTAGAATTAAAGATGAATTAAGAAAAAATGGAGCTACTATTATAATGAAGTATTTTCCAGCAATGTCAATTAGTGCTGTAGATTTAGCAATGGTCATTGATGATGCAATCATGGAATATGGAAAAGATGCAATAAAAGGAATATATGTCGATTATTTGGATTTACTCTCTGTTGATACTAAATATGATATGTATAGATTAGAATTAGGTCATATAACATTATCATTAAAAGTATTGGCGGTAGAATATAATATTCCTGTAATTACGGCAACTCAGTTAGGACGGTCAGCTTATAGAATAGATGGAGCAGAAAAATTAAATGTAGATCAAGTTGGTGAATCAATTAAAAAGATTGAACATTCTGATTTTGTATGTCTTTTAGGGAAAGATGTTTCAGATGATAGTATTGTACATATGAGAGTTGGTAAAAATAGATCTGGAAAATCAAATGTTTCATTAAAATTTAAAGTAGATTTTAATAAGTATAAATTTATAAATTTATCATTTTCATCAATGGGAAAAAATGAGGATACTGGTGATATGATTTCATTAGGAAAAAGGGGAAAGGGAATTTAGAACAGTTCCGTCGTTAATTAGTATTTTTCCCCAGAACAAATAAAAAATTTAAAAGGATAGTAATTCGTAAATAAGGGAGGAATTTAATTATGTCAAGAAAAAAACAATATATAGACTTACTGAAAGAAGCTATAAATGGTTCGACTGATGGTGATACTACAGATACTGTAGATCTGAAAGGTCCGTTTGTAGATGGAATAGTATCATATAAAGGTGGTGGGGAACTCCCTACTCACAAGGATGCATCAGGTATTCTAGAAAGGTATTACTTCAATGAAGATAATGACGATGGTATTACTATTGAAGTGGATACTCCACCTGCTGAATCTAATGATATTGATGAAGTTCCAGATGAAGATATTGAAAAGACAAAGGAAGAGATAGAAAAAGCAGTTCAGGAGCAAGAAGAAACACCTAAGAAGGCTACAAAAGATTTAGAAGATGCAGAGGAAGAAGAAGATGTTTCGGAAGCTACAGAAATAGAGAATTCTATAATTGAGAAACTGGTAGCTGAAATGGAGGAAGAAGGTGATGAGGGCGCTGGAACAAAAGCAGCTGGAACTGGTGATGACGAAAAAGCAATTCCTGATAGAGAAGATGATGGGGAAGGATCAGGTGTCACAGAAAAAGAAGTAAACAAATTAAAAGAACAAGCAGATAAAGAGGAAGATGAGGATGAGGATGAGGATGAGGAAGAAGAAGTAAACAAATTAAAAGAACAAGCAGATAAAGAGGAAGATGAGGATGAGGAAGAAGAAGAGGAATTGGACGTAGATAAGGAATTAGAGGGAGAAGTAGAAGAATCTTTTAAGATATTTAGTGAACAAATTGATGAGGATGAGGATGAGGATGAGGATGAGGAAGAAGAAGAGGAACCAGTTGAAATAGATTCTGAAAAAATTCAAGTTTAATTTATTAACATTAATATAATGAGTTTAACAAACGATCTTTAATTTTATATTATTAAAGATCGTTTGTTCTAAGGGAATATATGACTAATAAACAATATTTTGAAATTTATGTAAAAGAACCAAACCATGTATTATACATAAACAATAAGGTAGTAAGAACTCCATTAAAAGCTACTGTTAATTTAAAACAATTAAATTTGATAAAAGTTATGTTATACAGTGAGGGAATTTCTAGGTATTCAATTAGAGAAATAAATAAATCTAATACTGGAAATCAAAAGTCAGAGAAAATGATAGATATTATTATAGAGGATATAAAAGTTAATGAACATGATGTAATTGTTGAAGAATTATAAGAAGATTAAAGGAAATTGAACAATGAAGGAAATAACTATAGTCTTGGGAAGAAAAGAAAATGTTATATTAATAGATGATGATTCTTCTGATTTATTTTCATATTCTCAAGAGTTGTCTAAAACTTTTATGATGACAAATACTTTTATTATAGAAACTACGTCTGGGTGTTTTGTGGGAAAACCAGGATCAATTCTGTCATTTGTGATAAAAGATTTAGAAAGTAAAGAAGAGAAAAAGGTTACAATAGAAGACAAAGAAGTTCAAAGTACAACAATTGAAGGGGGGGAATTAGTTGGTGTAATAACCGATGAATAAAAAAATGAATCTAATAATATATATAACTGCATTATTTTGTTTATTTATTTCTTCTGTTAGTTTTTCTATATTTTTAATCAGGTTTATTAATTATAAGGAAAAGTTAGCGAATATTAATAATTCTCAAGAGACTTTGACTCTCTTTAATTATTTTCTTGAAAAAGCATATGATATTGTTTACAAAGATAGTGTTTTAATATATTCATTAGAAGCTACAAAAATGAATGATTCGGAATTTAATAATGTTTCAAAACAGTTTGGATTATTATTTTTACGAATGATTGGTCCATTTATACACAATAATTTAATAAACTTTTTCGGTGACGAAGAAACTCTTATGTTTAATGTTATTGAATATTTTAACTCAAGATTTGAAACCGACGAAATTAGAAAAACAGCAGTGGATAATTTGGCAGAAAATAATTCATAGTATAAATAGATTGGAGGATTCCTTTTGTGAGTATAAAAGATATATTTGATGACTTAAAAAGAACAGTAGTTGGTTCTACTACGAAAAAAATAGATGATAGATTAAATGATGCAATAAAAGGAATTTCTTCATATAAAACACAAAGTGGACGTAATGGATATATAGAACTTGTAAAAACTATTATTTCTAAATCTGCGATATCGTCATCTATAGATCTTGGTGGTATTACTGGAATGTCAGGTCAAGGATCTAGTCCAGCAGCTCTTGGTCAAGGAGATCGACTTAGACGTTATAAAGCATATGAATCAATTTTAGCAAATATTAATTATTGTAATAGAGCACTTAATGTTCTTAGAGATAATATTCTTTCCCCTGATGATATAACAAAGGTATCTCTCAATGTCATACCTCTATCATTTTTGGAAGATAAAGATGAAACAGAAGCAGAATTGGGACATGTACAACAAGTAATTAAAACACTGAAATTGGAATCATATTTAGATATGATTGTAAAGAATACTCTACTATATGGAGATTTCTTTAGCGAAATTGCTGATCATAAAACAGCTATTACGAGTAGATCAATGATTTCTGAAACACTTATTAATTATGCAAATGGTGAAGAAAACAGTATTGAAAATATAATAACAGATAGCGGTCTTAAAGCAAGTATTGACTATTCAAGTTTTGATGAATCTAAGAAAGAAAGTGGGGAAACAAAACTTAATAATATTTCATTATTATATCATGAACCAAAAAGGGTAGTAAGACTTCAAAGTTCTACAGTTCCAATTTGTTTTGGTTATTTAGTATTTCCATATCCAGAGATTTCTACACCGTATGGTACTATTGAAGATGAAATGATTAATTCTTTATGTTTATCTATATTACAAAATGTAGAGAAGAAAATTCCAACTCTTAAATTAGATAATCTTAAAAATACTGATGATATAAAAGATATTCTTCGAATCCTGATAACAACTAAAGATTCCTACAAATCTCTGAAAGTTAGATATGTTCCCCCAGATAAAATGGTCCATTTTAAAATTCCATCTACAAAATTCTTTCCTTATGGAGAATCTATATTTGATTCAGCTCAATTCTCGGCAAAAATGTTAATTGCTTTGGAGACAGCACTAACTATTCAAAGGTTATCTAGATCTACTGAAAAAAGAAAAATATCAGTGGAAATGGGTCTTCCAAGGGATGCCAGAAAGTTAATAGAAGATTTAAAGAGAACATTTAATTCTAGAAAAATAACTTTGGATTCTTTTGGTACAGTAGATACAATTCCTAGCATGATTGGTACATTTGAAGATATATATATTCCCACTAAAGATGGAAAAGCATATGTAGATGTAGCAGGTTTTACAGAAGGAAATGTAGATGTTAGAAGTAAAGTAGATGAGTTAAAATATGTAAGAGATTCTATTATTGCTGGTTTACAAGTACCTCCGAGTTTTATTGGATTAGAAGAAAATATATCTAATAAAGCAGCTTTAAGTGAAGAATCAATTTTATTTGCAAGGACTGTTGTTTCTCATCAAAAATATTTTACACAACAAATTAATGAATTAATTGAAAAAGTATATGGGATAATAGAACCAGAAAAATCACTAAACATTTTAGATAATGTATCTATTTCTCTTCCATCACCCAAATCATTACAATATGAACGTGAGGCAAGATATTTGGGTGAATTAGCAACACTAGTAGAAACATTAGAAAGAATTGGAATACCGAGGGAATATAGTAAAAAGAAATATCTTTCATCTATTGATTGGGATGAAGTTAAAAAATATGAAGTTGAAACGAATTTGGAGAAAGGAACGAATGAAGAAGAGGAATCAGGAGGAATGGGTGGAATGGGTGGAATGCCAACATATTAATTATAATATAGAACAAAATATAAATTTCTAGGATAAAAATAATGACAACAAAAACAAAAAATATTATTAATCAACTTGATTCTATTTTTAAGGTTATAATGTTGGAACAAGAAGAAGATGCACCTCCTAGTGAGGATGAAACAGGAGGTGGTGGTGAAGAAGGAATGGGAGATGAAGCAGGTGGAATGGGAGATGAAGCAGGTGGAATGGGAGATGAAGCAGGTGGAATGGGAGATGAAGCAGGTGGAATGGGGGGAATGGGATATGGAATGGGCGGTGAAGAAAAGAACGATTTTGATATAACTACTTTGGGTAGAATCTATGAGTTAAAGAAAATTTACTCAAGACTTGTGTCTATAGAGTCACATTTAGCGGATAGTAGTAATATAAATTTATTAAAAGTTAGAAACTATACTTTACAAGCTATTGAACTATTTGAACTAATATCTTCGAATCTAGATAAATTCAAAGATAAATTAACAACAATTATTGTATTATTTTATAAATTTATAGATGTAATCTATTCTGTAGTTTCTAAATATTATATAGATAAAGAAAAAAAAGAAAATAAATAATACTTTTTTAAAAGGAGATTACGTATAATGAGCTCTTTTATTATTGAAAGCCCAATTTTTCAAGAAGCCCAGATAATTAAAAATGATCCGGGTAAAGCAATTTTCCGTTGTGCAATTCAAACAGTTGATGAAGTAAATCAAAATCATAGATTATATCCAAAAAGTGTAATTTCTGAGGGAATAGAAGCTTGTAGATCAAGGATGTTAAGAAGAGCATTCCTTGGAGAATTAGATCACCCAATTCCAACTGGAGAGGAAAAATGTGATGTAATTAGACAAACTACAGTTCTTTTAGCAAATGTATCTCATATAATAAGAGATTATGAATTTCGAGGAAATCATTTGGTAAGTGAAATCGAAACTAGTAGTACCCCAAATGGGAAGATTCTTCTAGGTCTCTTAAGAGATAAATCTGGAGTTGGATTTTCAATGAGAGGATTAGCAGAACTCGAACGTGGTAATGAGTATAATACTGTAAAAGGTCCATTAACTATTGTATCCTATGATAGTGTATCATTTCCTTCTCATGAGTCAGCAGTGGTTGATTTTAATGAAATGAAATTTGAATCTGGAGTTTTGACAGAACAAAGTGGTTTAGTATGTTTAAATGGTAGATGTTATCTTCCAAATTATTTTGACAAATTAGTAGAAACAAAATTAATAGAATTTTTTGATAAATGGGTTTAAATTAATGTAAGGAATAATTCAAATATGAGAATACATAGTACAGAGAAGAATATATTAGAACAGAAGACAAATCAAACAGAGTCAATGTCTAATATTATAAACAGAATATTCTTAATATGTAAAACAGATAAGAACTTTCAATTAAAAGAACAGACTAAAGAAATTGAAAATAAATTAAAAAATAAGAGAGAAAGAATTGATAAGCAGAATAAGTTATTAGAACAAGCAAATACAATTTATAAAGATATAAATAGAAGAGTAAATATATTACATTCAGAGAATAATGATGAGAAAGTTAAATTAATAGAATCATTGGAGGGATAGAAATGAAAATAGTTGAAACAAACATTCCAGCAATTAACGAATTTAATATTGATTTATCAAAGGTGGAATTAGCAAATTCTATTATTCAAAACGTATATCCCTTGTTCGATGAAATATATTCTGAAAAATCTTCTGAGTTAAAGCAATTAAAAGGGGAATTAGAAAAGAAGAAAGAGAGAATTATTGAAAATAAAAATAAAATAGAGGAACTTTTTAAAGTTTATACAAGAGAAAAGAAAGTTAAAAAGTTGTTAATTAGAATAGCAAAACTTTTAAATTCTGGTCTATTATATGATGGTTCATTAAAAAATGAAACATTAATATTATTGAAAGTAATAGATTCTTTAAATGATGAAAAATTGGACTTTCACCTCCAAGAAACCATGAGAATAATAAACAAAAGATTTTCATAATATAATTTAAAATTTCCTTGAAGAACAGTTCCCATTATTAATAGAACTGTTCTATTATTACTAATCTTATTTACTACTAAGAACAAATAGTAAATTAAATATTATTCGTTTAGTTATCTTATAAACAAGGAGGAAAATAAATATGAAGGAATTACTAACTGAGGTTTATAGGACTACCAAAAAAGTATCTGGTATTGATCCTGGAAAACCTGGAAATTTAAAAGCGGTTCTCGTGGACGATACTGCATTTGAGGCATATGTTACTGGTCTTGCAGAGTCTATTGAAGATAAAAAGGTTAGAAATGTATTTGTACAATTGGCTGAAAATACTAGGGTAAATCTTTTGGAAAATTCTATGTTTCAAATTAATCCATATGAAACACTAACTCTTCCAATTTTAAGATATTTTTATCCCAAACTAATAGCCAAAGAAGCAGTAACTGTTGCTCCAATGGACAAACCAGAAACAGTAAAAGCTTTTATTCGGGCATCTTTTAGTCCAGCAAATAGTACTACTGAATACACTGCACCTGTTACTGGAACAGATATTTCTGGTGGACCAAGTATTGGTACTCCCATTACAGCTACTATGCCTATTGGAAGTACTGCTTATAATGTACTTGAGGTTGCTGATATTACATCTGAACAAGCTCATCTTGAAAGAGACTTCGAAATTACTGGCGTTTCTTCAGATGGTACAGCTTATACAGATGTATCTATTATACCCGCTGTAGAAGGTCATTTTTCTTCAAGTGTAGATATTGGTGGAGTAGCGGATGTTATATCTGGTCAAGTAAATTATCTTGCAGGTACTGTTGCTGTTTCTAGTGCTACTGGTGGTGCCACTTATATTAGATATACAGTGACATGTTCATTAGAAGAGAATAGAATTAATCCTCAAGTAACTCTTACTGTAGATAAGGTAAGACTTTATGCTAAAGATCGTCAGATCTCTTCAAAATGGTCCATTAATATGGAGCAGGATATGAGATCCTTATTTGATTTGTCTATGCAAGCAGAGATTGTAAATCTTCTTGGACAGCAGATCGCTCTTGATATAGATAGGGAAATTGTAAATGCATTACTGACTGGTAATACTCGATTAAATGCTGCTACTCATACATCCAATTTTGACAGGACACCACCTGATGCATATACTTGGGGCGTTAAGTATTGGCATGAGAATATTACTCCTGTTCTTAATCAGTTATCTGCGCAGATTTATCAAGACACAAACATGGATGGTGGAAATACTATTCTTGCTAATCCTCTTGATGTTTCTATACTTGAAGACTTACAGACATTCAATTATACTGGAACATCTAGTATGGACGGTGATCTTGGTTATAGAACTGCAACGGTTGCTGGTGGAAAATGGAGAGTTCTTACAAGTGCTGTTGTTCCTGAGGGAGAGATGATAGTTATATACAAACCTGTAGAAGATCTTAAGGCTGTCTATATTTATGCTCCTTATGTCCCTGCGGTACTTCATCCATATCCTTTAGGATATACGCCAAGTTTAACTATTCTGAGTAGGTACGCGACAAGTTTGATTCGGAGTAATGGTATAGCTTCATTGACCATTGGTGGTTAATATTAACTTTTAAACAAAAAAAATCCCTGGATCTCGTAAGAGACTTCAGGGATTTTTTTACATTGTTAAATTCTTGGAAAACAACCAGGACAAGTAAATCCATGTTTTATATCTTCCCATGTACATTTAAACTCTGTTCCACATTTCTTGCATCTATATCTATGTTCAAATTCCCTTCCAAAATATTCATCATCCAAGAATTCCCAACCACGAGGATCTAATGTCTTTGGTATATCTTTCTCTTTGAATCTTTCTCGAAGAATATAACTCTTCTTTTTCTTAATATCTTCAGCTTTTTCTGTTCCATGAATATCTTCATAAGTTCTATTTTTTAATTTTGATTCCTGTCCCTTTAATTTTTCTAATGCTCTTTTTCCTATCTCTGGTATCTTCATTGGATTATCAACACCATATTTGTCAACCATAGACTTCTTGAAAATTTCTTTTCCTTCACTAGTTTTCATAATATTGGTATCACCATATTTTTCTTTCATAGAACTTTTAGCTTTATCCCTTAACTCTTTAGATTGAAAACCAATTCCACCATATCTTTTTGTACTAGTTCTATTCCTCCTTTCTTGAACATTTTCTTTTTGATATTGTCTTTTAATCTTTGGTATTTCAATTTTTACATCTTCTTCACTATTTTCCTCCTCTCTACTTTTCTTAACTATAGTGGGATTATTTAACACAAACTTTAAATTTCCACAATCCCATATAATAAGATAACCCTCATTAATTCTTAATTCTACTTCAGTAATATCTTTTGGTTCATCTGGTCTCTTTCTTAATTCATACCTATGTATTCTTTTTATCTTATTTACGTCAATATACCAGTAATTTAATAATGACTTCTCATTTGTTTGAAATCCAAGTTGTCTATATACATTACCATTAGACCATCTAAGATCTGCATAAGAAAATATTTCTTCCCATTTGTAATTTCTTTTAAAACACTCTAATAATTTTGAAGATATTCCTCTAACATTATAATTATAATTGGTACAAAAACGACTTAGTTCCCATACACTTTCATCTATTTGAATTATTCCTTTAGATCTGCTTCCGTGAGAAAAAGTCATCACAGAAACCAATTCATCATTAAAAAATGCTCCAAGTTTTATATTAGAAGAGTCTTTTCCTTGGATATGAAATTCATCTAAAAAATCATTTTTAGTAGTTGGATCTATCTCTTCTACTATACATTCTCTAGCATTCACTTTAGTTGCATCACTTATTTTTAGTAAGTATTTCAACCTTTCTTTTACAATTTTATTTTTGAATAACCACTCATCTTCAAATATAGTAATTAATTGATACCCTTTGTTTTTACAATCTCTCCATTTATTATAATGATATAATTTAATGTCTTTTATATTTGGTCTAGTCTCTTGTAATATATGATAGTTATGAAAGTACAAACCACAATATTCTATTGCAATTCTATGTTCTGGTATCAAAATATCTAGTTCTTGTGGTTGTATTAATTCTCTTTCATTACTCTTAAACTCTATTCCTAAATTAGATATAAATGTTTCAACCTCTTCTTGACCATGAGATTTCTTTCCTTGTATTCTTGGATAACAAATAGGACATTTATATCCTTGTTGAATAGAATTCCAATTTTGAGTAAATATATTACCACAAACTTTACATTTAAATTGATATTTAGTATACGCATCTTTATAACTATCTAGAATTTCTAGTTTATATAAATCGAGAAGTTTATCTAATCTATTTAAAAAACTTTTTGTTTGTTTTTCTTTTAATTTATCTTTAATTTCTTGAGATTGTGTAGGATATTTTACTCCATATCTTTCTACATTGGTCTTAACAACTTTATCTTTTATATCTTCCCTCTTCATTGGATTGTCGACACCAAACTTCTTAATATTATTTTCCCTCATCTTCTCTACAATTTCTGGGTTATGCATAGCATTATCATATCCAGTTCTTTCTTTATATGTATCTTTAGCTTTTTCTTTAAACTCATCTTTTTGAAGTGCATGTTCTACTCCATATTTTTCTAACATTTCCTCTTTAGATATTTCATTAACTTTCTTTGTCCAATTATCCCCAAACTTATTAGACATAGTCTTTTCTCTCTTCTCTTGAATTTCGTCAAAATAGTTTGGATCATTTCTCTTTTTCTCTTCAACTATCTGTTTTCTTTTTTCTACTACTTGGTTTAAATTACTCGGATTAGAAACACCATACTTTTTTAACATTCCCTCTTTTTGTTTTTCATAAACTTTTTTAGATATTGGACTTTTATGTCCTTTCTCTTTGCAACTAGGACAAACAAAATATTTATTAGAAATATTTATGTTTACTTCATATTCTCCACCGCAGATACAGCAATTAACTCGTTTTGTATTTGTGAATTCTTTTTGTTTTTTATCCTCTCTTGGCTGTTCTCTAATTCTTTCTCTTTTTTCTGATTCAACTAAGGTTATTGTTGGAAGATCGGGAAACTCCCTAATTACATCTTCAAGTGTTTTATTATGAATTCTTAAATGTTTCCAATGTAGTAGTTTATATCTATTATTCGGTCCTTTTTCACAATAAGGACATTCTACAAATTCTATGTCTTTTATTATGTGTTGTATCATTTTTTTATTTGTTCCTCCCTGAATCCTTTTATATCTTATGTACTATATCTCTACAATTTTTTATCATTAATATATTTTCTAATTTCTGGATTATTTCTCATCATTCAATACTACCCACCACACTGTACCAGTAGTATATTTTTTAATTTCCGGGTCATTTTTTATTTGATCACAATAATGATATGCCCATTCTGAATCAGTAATGTATTTTCTAACTTCTGGATCATCTTTTATATTTCTACAATAATAATGTGCATACTCTGAGTTAGTGATACGTTTTCTAACTTTTGAATCATTCCTTATATCTTTACAATACCAATATGCCCATTCTGAATTAGTGATATTTCTTCTAACTTTTGGATCATCTTTTACATCTAGACAATACCAATAAGCATATTCTGAATCAATAATATATTTTCTGATTTTTGGGTCATCTCTTATAAATTTACAATAACGATAAGCCCAGTATGAATTAGTAATTTGTTTTCTAATTTCTGGGTCATCTTTTACATCTCTACAATAACGATAAGCCCACTTTGAATCAGTAATATGTTTTCTCACTTCTGGGTCATCTTTTATAAATTTACAATAACGATAAGTCCATTCTGATATTTCTTTTGACTCTAACCACATTATCACTCCTTTATATATTTTCTGACATTTGGGTCATCTTTTATATATCTACAATAATTATATGCCCAATTTGAATCAGTAATATATTTTCTGATTTTTGGGTCATCTCTTATATTTTTACAATAATTATATGCCCAGTATGAATCAGTAATATATTTTCTGATTTTTGGGTCATCTTTTACATATTTACAATAATTATATGCCCATAATGAATCAGTAATATGTTTTCTGATTTCTGGATCATCTTTTATCTCTCTACAATAATTATATGCCCAGTATGAATTAGTAATATGTTTTCTTACATTTGGGTCATCTTTTATCTCTTTACAATAATAGTATGCCCACTCCGATATTTCTTTTGGTTCTAACCACATTATTTCTCCTTTATATGTTTTCTGATTTCTGGATCATCTTTTATATTTTTACAATAATTATATGCCCAATGTGAATCAGTAATTTGTTTTCTGATTTCTGGATCATCTTTTATACCATTACAATACCAATAAGCCCATTCTGGATCAGTAATATATTTTCTGACTTCTGGATCATCTCTTACGGTTTTACAATAACGATAGGCCCAGTATGAATTAGTAATTTGTTTTCTGACTTCTGGATCATCTTTTACCTCTTTACAATAAGCATATGCCCAATATGAATCAGTAATATACTTTCTAATTTCTGGGTCATCTCTTATATCTTTACAATATAAATATGTAGAGTATGAATCAGTAATATGTTTTTTTACTTCTGGGTCGTCTCTTACATTTCTACAATAATGATAAGCCCAATTTGAATTAGTAATATATTTTCTAACTTCTGGATCATCTTTTATATTTTTACAATAATCAAGTGCCCACTCTGGATCAGTAATATATTTTCTGACTTCTGGATCATCTCTTACGGTTTTACAATAACGATAGGCCCAGTATGAATTAGTAATTTGTTTTCTGATTTCTAAATCATTCCCCATTTCTTTACAATAATAATATGTCCATTGTGAATCAGTAATATGTTTTCTTACTTCTGGATCATCTCTTACAATTACACAGTAACGATAAGCCCATTCTGGATCAATAATGTGTTTTCTAACTTCTGGATCATCTTTTATATGTTTACAATACAAATAAGCATACATTGACCTATTAATATATTTTCTAACTTCTGGATTATCTTTTATAAATTTACAATACCAATAAGCCCATTTTGAATCAGTGATATGTTTTCTAATTTCTGGATCATCCTTTACACCTCTACAATAATAATAAGCCCATTCTGACATTTGACATTTCTTTTGGTTCTAGCCACATTTTCACCCCTTTATATATTTTCTGATTTCTGGATCATCTTTTATATCTTTGCAATAATGATGTGCCCAATATGAATCAGTAATTTGTTTTTTGATTTCTGGATCATTTCTTACTTTCCTACAATACCAATAAGCCCATGATGAATCAACAATGAGTTTTCTAACTTCTGGATCATCTTTTATATATCTACAATAATTATATGCCCATTGTGAATCAGTGATATACTTTCTAACTTCTGGATCATCTTTTACATCTGTACAATAAGTATATGCCCAGTATGAATCAGTAATATGTTTTCTGACTTCTGGATCATCTTTTACATCTCTACAATAATAGTATCCCCACTTTGATATTTCTTTTGGTTCTAACCACATTCTTACTCCTTTATATATTTTCTCACCTCTGGATCATCTTTTACATCTCTACAATACCAATAAGCCCACATTGAATCAGTAATATATTTTCTGACTTCTGGATCATCTCTTACGGTTTTACAATAACGATAGGCCCAGTATGAATTAGTAATTTGTTTTCTGACTTCTGAATCATTCCCCATTTCTTTACAATAATAATATGTCCATTGTGAATCAGTAATATGTTTTCTTACATTTGGGTCATCTCTTATAATTGCACAATAACGATAAGCCCATTCTGGATCAGTAATATATTTGCTGACTTCTGGATTATCTTTTATATGTTTACAATACAAATAAGCATACATTGATCTATTAATATATTTTCTAACTTCTGGATCATCTTTTACAAATTTACAATACCAATAAGCCCATTTCGAATCAGTAATATGTTTTCTTACTTCTGGATCATCCTTCATGTTTTTACAATACCAATAAGCCCATTCTGATATTTCTCTTGGTTCTAACCACATTATTTCTCCTTTATATACTTTCTGATTTCTGGACTATTTTTTATT